GAATGGAAAAAAATAATTAGGAAAAATAAAATATTACAACAAAAAATAAATAACCAAAACAAATAACCTATGACACCAAAAGAAAAAGCACAAGAATTGGTAGATAAGTTTGCTGAAATTATTCCTATTGAAGATGCAGAACATGGAGAAACAGAATCTTATTTTATACAATACGAAAAAGCCAAACAATGTGCATTAATAGCAGTAGATGAAATATTAAGCGTAGTGTGGTATGTTCCTGTTGATACAGAATATTGGGAAGAAGTAAAACAAGAAATAGAAAACCTATAAAATTAAACCATGAAACAAGAAGAAAAAAAACCAGTAGAAATAACAAGGTTAGAAATAATAAACCATGCAAAGAATGATAAGCCTTTTGGTAGGTTATTAACTTTGTATAAGGAGTTAGGAGATTTTGAAGTATTAGAAATAGTGTATCAAGATGGTAAAAGGACTTTAAAGATATTTTTAGGGTAATATTATGAGCTGAATAATTTATTTATTTGGCTCACTTTGTTACAAGAATTGTTACATTTTACCCTTACTTTGTTGCAAGATTATATAATTTAGGTACAACAGGATATTATAATTTTGCGAAAGATAGTGAAAACTGCTACTTTTTGCAAACTTTTTATACGTTAAAAGATATAATGTGTCATAAAAGGGATAAATTATATCTTAATGGGTATAATAAGGGATATTATTTGAGCCGATAGTAGGTAAAATCATGTCTATTTACGGTATCTTCATTGGGCATTATGTATTTTTCGTAGGTTTTTCCGTACCATATTTCCTTAATGCAATATTGGGGAACTGCTACTTTATGTATTCCTATGTATAATTTTATTCCTTTCCAAGATACTTTTATTTTACAAGGGGCGATTTGTCGGCAATGATTTTCTAGGGCTAACCATGTTTTACGGTTGAGATTGGGGGTCTGCGGAAATGCGTTACATAGGTCGAACGAGTTATATTCATCTTCCTTGCTTCCATTCATATCGCTTGCATCTGCATTATGGCCAATATCATATCCTGAATGAGCATAATCTTTGGTTAAATTAGGTCTGTCTCCTGTTGCATGAAAGCCATTTTCCCTACCAACGGCCTTAGTATGGGCAGAACATATCCATATTACTGAATCTGGTATTTTAGTATCTATGTTATAATAGCTAGTATATGCAGGATATTTTACTACTTCTTGTTGAGGGTAGATAGTATAGGGAATTAATATGGCGATTAGTAGTTTAAGCATTGTATTTTATTGAGTTTACTCGATTAATCCACCCATCCAGAAATTTAGATTGAGATGGATTGGCCGATACTATGTTATTGTATTTTTCTATTCTTTTTGCCTTTAATTTATTGAATAAGTCCTGTGGGTCATGTGCGTTTATAGCTGCAAGGGTCTTATTACCAAAAAGACCATCTATTGTAACTCCTACTATTTCTTGAATGTATTTTGTTATTGTGGGCTTCCCGTTATTTATTCCTCCATCTACTATATATTCTGCTAGGGATTGGTTTTTGATAGCATCGGCCATAAAATAATCCCAATATAGCTTTTTATAAATGGCATAAGCATCATTTTTAGTTAAATTTTTTAAATCAGCACAAGTTTTAGTGGTATCTTTTGAGAAAGTCTTTAAATCATCTAGGATAATACCCATTTTAGTGCATCCTCCATTATCAGTAGGGTCATTTTCGTATGCAGTTCCTTCTGAATTTAGTATTTTAGGGAATAACAAAGAAAAGTCTGCCATTATTATAAAGGTTTAATTCCTGAATAAATTTTATAAGACGCATATCCAAAAACAATAACTGCAAAACATATTAAAGCCCCTATGTATTTTTTATTTGCTGATTGCGCCGATTGTAGCACAGATGCTTGAGTGGCTACCGTTTCTATATCTTGTATATGTATTTTTTCATCATTAGCTATCTGGGTATCAAGAATAGCTATTTTTTGGTTATCTGCAATAGTATCTACTCTTGTTATGGTCTTAATGGTTATAATGGGCTTTATTTGGGCGATTAGAGCCGATTTAACGCTGTCAATATTCATTTCCTTAACAATGGCTGTATTAGCTAATTTTTGTCTTAAATCACTTAATTGAGCCGTATCTTCAAAAACAACAATAGCCGTATCATTTCTACCTACTTTTACTTCTGTTGGCACACATGGGTACAATTTATTTACTTCTGGTGCTACTTTATCAATTAAAGCTCTGCTACCAAGTACTCTATCTAAGGCTTGTTGATTCTTCTTTTCGGTACTACACCCAAAAAAAAGTAACCCCACTATAACTAGCAGGGTTATATTTTTAAATTTATTCATTTATTAAGCTTTTGGGGCGAATAATGCTTTTACCCATTTGATAATTAAATCTAAGACACCATTAGCAGGTACATATTGGCTAGGGATGATAGATAAAATTTCAGATACAATGGCTAAGATACCAGCAATTTTAGCTGCTACTGGCCAATGAGCTTCTGCTGCATCAATACCACCCTTAACAAATGCTACTGCGGTGCTATCTTGAGCTATTACGCTTCCTGCGATTAGTACCAAAATGATAGATAAAGATAATTTTAATGCTTTTTTCATACTTTAAATTTTATGTTTGTTTATTTTTTTAGTTGCAAAATAGTAATATCTAATCGCAAATAATGATGCTATCAATCCAACAAGCCCTGAAAATATACCAATAATTGTACCCAATTTAGCTAGAGACACAGCTCCAAAGAATATTGCTCCTATAATGGATATTAACCCTTGAAAGGTATCTTGAATGTGTTTGTGTAACATGGGCTTGTGCTTGAATGAATGAATGACATATTTTTGATTAAATAATAATAATTTTTACTTCTTTTCTTCTTTAGGCACTTGCGGTTGTAATTGGTCTACTAATTCTTTTTGAAACTTAGATAATGAATCACAAACTGGGTTAGCATACTTAGAAGGAGCATCTGAATTTTTAAGTAATTGTTTTGCTGCTTCGATAAGTTGTAGTTTGTCATTCCAAGTTTTAGCATCATACTTCACCGTTAATTCTTTTTCTGCAAAGGCGAATAGTAGGATACAACCTAATACCAATAGTCCTGTTTTTTTCATAGTTTGTTTTTTTTTATTTTGTTGTTGGTGTTACGAATGTTACGTTAATTTGTTGTCCTGTAAAATAAAACGGATAGGTGTTACTTCCGTTCCATCCTTGATAATCTGCACCGCCAATAGTAGCATTACCATCTATATGAGTTGCTCCTGTAGAATCTACTAAAGCCCAATAAAGGGTGCAAGTAGTCTTTAAGTTATCAAAAATTGACCTTACCCCCAAATAAGTACAAGGGATAGTATCAGAGTATTTAGCCATTACAGGATTAATAGGACATACTGCAATACCAAAATGTTTAGTAGTATCTATTACTTGGCTTTTTGATTGAAAGGCGATTGCTAATAAGGCAATTACTAATAATTTTTTCATAATTTGATTATTCTTTGACAAATTTAATGTATTTTATTTAATTTTTTATACGCTTTTGTAAATCTTCTACTTTTTTCTCTAATTCCTGAATTGCATTAATTAATATAGGCACTAAATTCTCACTCTTAATACCCAAATATTCAGAATCTTTAGATATAGGTTTTACTATTTCAGGTATTACTTTCTGCACTTCTTGGGCTAATAATCCGTATGTTAAGTTTTCTTTATTAGCATCTGAATTATAGTAGAATTGTTTGGTATTTAGCTTCATTACTGCATCAAGACCATAATTTAATGGAGATATTGAGTTTTTAAGTCTTATATCAGAAGGGTTAGTATTTGTCAAAAATCCACTACTTGAATATACTGTTCCTGTTCCTAAACTATTAACTACTGCTCCATTTAACCATGCAGTACCATATACTTGAAATTTATATCCATTATCTGTAGTTGTTCCCACAAGTAAATTACCAGAACTTGTAAATCTCATGCCTTCTAATTGAGATGAACCATATTGCCATATGTGTGCTGTATTTGCAGAATAATAATTATATCCACTACCTACGTTATCTATTGCTACATATCCTGCTACTCCTACTGCTTTAAATGGTGTTACTCCTGCTGTAGAATTATTAATGTGTAATAATGCACTTGGACTTGTAGTACCTATACCTACATTGCCTGTGCTACCATCAATTCTAAATCTTTCTAGAGTAAGAGGAATTGAACCATTCCATTGTGTAGTAGATAAAGTAAAAATGCTTGAAGCAGCTCCACCTACAGGATTATATATATTTTTTAATACGATAGGATATTGAACTCCATTCCAAACTTGTGTTAAATTTAATTGAGATGAAGTTGAACTACTAGATGAGCCTAATATATTTACTACAGTTGGTCCTGCATCATTTCCTGTTCTAGTATTTCCAAAAATACCATCCGTTCCTGCCGTTACACTACTTGAGAATGTAGCAGCTCCTCCTGCACCTAATTTAAAAATAGTTGAATATGTTAATGAACTATAACTTGATTGTGGACTTGACCATTGAAAAAGTAAATTGGCTGCATCAGCATCAGTATCATATCTAACTGAAAATCCTTGTGACGATGTTGCTCCTGCGTGACCTAAAAATTGCAATAATGCACCACCATTTGTAGTTGATTTGCTTCCATATAATCCTTCAAAAGAATAAGTTGCTCCTGAATAATAACTTCCAGTTAACGAACCATTAAAACTTGTTGCATTTACACTACTTGAGAATGTAGCAGCTCCTGTGGAGGCTATGGTAAGTCTAGGAGTGCTACCTGTTTGTAAATTTAATCCATTAGAATTTTGGAATATACCACTTACATAAGAACCTGCACCATTAAAAAATATACCTCCATTGCTATAAGTAAACATATCTGAATTAAAATAGCTTGTCCCATTAACCTGTAGCTTATACCCTGCATCTGTTTGGGTATTTATCAAAAAATTTCCAGAGCTTGTAAGTCTTGCCTTTTCAGTAGAAGTGTTTGAATATCCCAATAATAAGTTATTAGCACTATTCCATGTTATCGCAAAATCTCCTGCTACTGCTCCTGTAATATAGTTATTAGACTGAGTAGCCATCCCGTATAAAGCTGAGTATGTGGGGGATGCTATGTTATCCGCAAATCTTATCGAAGGTCCTGTTCCTGTTACCGCCATTTGGTTATCCGCACTTGCACTATAAACTACAAATCGCCTTCCACCATTAGTTGTAGTATTAACCATAAACCCTGTACCATCATCATAAGCTGTACTTGTATTAACAGTATTTGTTCCTGTCCATTTGGTTATATAGTTAGTTGTTCCTGTTCCTGTTACGGGATTGGTAAGAGCATTTTGTTTATTATTAAAAGTATTCCAATCTGTAGAACTTAAATAACCATTACTACTTGTAGTTGCTTGTGAAATAGAAATAGCCGGAGTAGTACCACCCGAAGATGAAATAGGAGAAGTCCCTGTTACGCTTGTAACATAAGTTCCTGCTGCCTGATATTGCGGAATATTTAAAACCCCTGTACTTGTAGTATAGGTAGCTGCTCCACTTGTTCCTGTTGTTGTTAAACTTATTGCATTTCTTGGATAGAATGTTTTATATCCTGCAAGCATCGAGGCAGTATCAGTATAATTAACCTTTAAAGCAGTAACACCTAAAACATTATTAAATCGAGGTTGTATTGTTGCAGTATCCGCATTTAAAGCTACTATCCCTGTACGGTAGTTATTCAACATTGAGGCTGTATCAGTATAGTTTACTTTTGTAGCTACCACCCCTAATACATTATTAAATCGAGGTTGTATTGTAGCTGTATCTGCATTAAGGGCTATTATACCTGTTCTATAATTATTTAACATCGAGGCTGTATCAGAATACTTAACATCTACTCCTCTACTACTATCTACATAATTTTTATCTACCTTAGTTCTTGAAGTATAAGATGACCCTAAATTTGAAGTATAAGTATCTAATCCCGAAGAATTAATTGTACCTGTAGTGCTAAACCCTGCTGTTCCTGCTGTGCTATTGGAAGGGAAGAAAACATGGACATCCCATTGACCTGCTGAAAAGCTATTAGATAATAAAATAACCTCAACATATCCCCCCGAAGGAACTGTATATAACGCACCCCCACCATATTGTTGTATTGCTAAACCACCTGTAGCATTATTGTTAAATTGATAAGTATTTCCTATTGCGATAGTTGTTGCATTGGGTAATACTATTGTAGTTGTAGTTGGTGCACCACTTGTTATATACCAGTTCTGTGATGATGAACTTGTCATATTAGTAGTAGAACCACCTGCTACCCCTGTTACTGCAGATTGAAACCCATTAGCTGAAACAAAACCTGTAAAATTAGCAGTAGTTCCATTTAAATTACCCGTTAAAGTACCACCACTTAAAGGCAAATAACCGCCACTTACTGACCTTGTATAAGGTGCTAACATTGCAGCCGTATCACTATACTTAACTCTTGCAGCAATTTGAGCAGCTTGATAGATAGTATCGGCATTAAGAGCAATAATACCATTAAGATAATTATTAAGCATCGAAGCAGTATCAGTATAATTTACTTTTAAAGCTAAAGCTGCATTAGCAGTTGCAGTCCTGTAATATGGACTAAGCATGGAAGCCGTATCTGTATAATTAACTTTAGTTGCAAGTTGCGTGTTAATGTAATTAAGCCGACCATAAGGAGAAAGCATAGAAGCAGTATCGGTATATTTAACGTAATTTCCTAAAGCTGTAGTTCTTGCATAAGGGCTTAGCATTGAAGCTGTATCTGTGTACTTTACTCTCGCAGCAATTTGGGCTGCTTGGTAAACTGTATCTGCATTTAAAGCAATTATTCCTGTACGGTAATTTGCCAACATTGAAGCAGTATCGCTATATTTTACAGCAGTTAAACTTCTTTGATAAGGAGAAAGCATACTAGAAGTATCTGTATATTTAACCCTAGCTGCAATCTGTGCTGCTTGATATACTGTATCAGCGTTTAATGCAATAATCCCATTTCTATAATTGGCTAGCATATTAGCTGTATCTGAAATATTAACTTTTAAATTAACATTAGCAGACACAGAATCTATACCTTTTTGTCGCCATAATCTAGTAGAAATAACAGTAGTATCTATTGCAAGAGTTCCCGAAGTAGTAATTGTTCCACCTGTAATACCTGTATTGTTATTAGTAGCCACACTTGTAACTGTACCACCTGTAGATGGACTAGAGTTTGTTATAACACCTGTTGATGGGTTATAGCTTATTCCTGTTCCGGCACTAATCGCATTTCTAGGATAATAAGTCTTATACCCACTAAGCATTGAAGATGTATCAGAATACTTTACTAATGAAGGAAGCCATCCTAATGAAATCCATTTATTAGTAGTATCAGATGTTAAGGCAAAAGTGCCACTATTATCAGGTAAATATATTGTTCTATTTGCTGTAATATTTGTTGCATATATCCCTGCTCCTACTAAAGAACTATTATTTATAGTAATACCATATATATTTGAAGTTATCTGCCCATTGAATATTGTATTATAAGAAAATGTTTTATTCCCACCTATTGATTCATTACCTGTTAAATGTACGACATTATTATTCCTTGCATAAGGGCTTAGCATTGATGCGGTATCTGAATATTTAACGTATGACCCTAATTGATATGTTTTAGCATATGGAGCTAACATTGAAGCAGTATCGCCATATTTTACTAAGGAAGGCAACCAACCGCTACTTAACCATTTACCAGTTGTATCTACCTTTCTAAGATAAGGATTTAACATTGAGGCTGTATCGGTATATTTAACATATCCTGATACATTTATTGGGGAAGTCCATTTAGTACCATCACATATATACATTGTATTATTGATGATAGCTATACCATTAACCTTTAAATAAGACGTATCGCTAATTTGTAACGCTAATCTATTAAATGAATTACCATACGCTTGTGATGGTGTAAATTGTTGCCCTTTAGCGATTACTAAAAAAACAAAACTAAATAATATTAAACATACTTTTTTCATAAACTTAATTACTGTTTTTATGGCAAATAAATAGTACCCATATCTTCTATTACACCTGTTGCATTATAAGTTACAGTTCCAGTACCACCTGTTTTTACTGTTTTTATATTTATAGTATCCCCTTGTATTGAATTTATAATTATACTTGGGTATGTATAAAAATTAGCAGTACTAAAGCTGCCTAATACTATAGTTCTTGCAGTTCCTCCTTCATCATTAAAATTAACTACTACATTATATGTATTTAAACTATCTGCAATTACATTTATATTAACGTTTATTCTATAAGCATGAACATTACTAGGAAATGGTACTGTATATGATACAATACTTGCTAATGTATCTAAATTATCAGGTACTAAAGCTTCTGCTACTATAATCGGGGCGTTTGGTATGTCAGAAACCAAAGCTACTGTTCCTGTATTATCAGGAAATGTATAAGTATTACTAGAAGTTGCAGGGAATAATATAGAAGGAGAACCACCACCATTTAACCCAAAATTAAGACCTTCAAATCCAGTAGTGCTTGTACTATGAAATGTAGTATATCCTGAAATAGTTGATAAAGAGCCTGATGTAGATAATGCGAATGATTTATTTGAAATTATATTACTATCACTACGTAGATTATTTTTAAATCTACCAATCCCATTTACATCTAACATGTATGTGCTAGGATTTGAAGTATAACCAACGGCCACATGATTACTACCATCATCTTGCATAATACTATTTGATAATCCTGTTGAGCTTGACCATTTAGGTATAAATGCAGTAGTTCCCGAACCAGTTACCGTACCTGATGGGACTGAATATTGAGGAACATTTAAAACACCTGTAGATTGATTATATGTTGCAGCTCCGCTACTACCTGTAGTTGTTAATGATAAAGAAGCTCTTGGATAATAACTTTTATATCCATTTAGCATGGATGTTGTATCTGAATACTTAACTGATTGATTTGATATATATGCAATACTATCTACTACTTTTGTAGTATATGCTTTGGTACTAATTGACGTAGTATCAACACTAAAATTAGCACTAGCTAGTTTAAGACCATAACCATTAGTATAAGCTCCTCCATTATTACCTCCAAATGGCTTCCAGCTTTTACCTGTATATACGTATAATGTACTATCTGATAATCTAAAAGTAGATGCTCCTAGTCTATATGGCTTAAATGTAGTATCTCTTATTGGATTGAAAAAACCTGAATCGCATTGTAAATATTGCGTAAAATCATACCATTTGCCATTAAATAAAGTAGGAAGTCCTGTTGGGGACTGAGAATATCCTGCTATACTCACTAGGATGAATAAAATTAAAAATATTTTTTTCATGCATCAAATATACGAAATTACAATGAAACATAGGTTACAGAAATAACTTCACCATCTAAGAAAACATCACCTGTTGGAGGTGTAAATGTACCTGTAGATGGGGTATATTGTATTTGGTTCATATTTGACGTAGAAGTCAATACCGGCTGCTTAACTTGAGTATCTCTACTAACCAAAACTAAATCTGTAATCGGAACGTTTATTAATTGAGAGAAAGCATATGAGATTGCAGAGCCTACAAATGTATGATAAAGAGTAGGTTGCAAGGTCTTACCACTTGTATTAGAAGTAGCCAATCCCTTGTTGTATTCGTATATAAATACCTGTCCTGCTTGTGCAGGGAAGTTTAAAGTAACAATAATTGATGAAGAACTATATAGAATAGTATAGCTATTTTGGTTGGTAGCTCCTTGTGGAATTTGAAGCCCATCCACCGTCATTAAGAAACTACCAGCCACGATTCTGCTATCTGTAATTGTAAATGTAGTACCACCAACACCTAATGGCGCACTTGACTCCCCTATAGTAAATTGATTTTGAACCATCAATATACCATTTAACAATTCTCCAGTAGTTGGGTTATAGATAATATTACCACTAGATTGAGTAACAATAGACCTTGCTAAAACACCATAGTAACCGCACAATTGATAAACCCAATTAGCTACCTGAGTTAATGTAGGTTCTGTAGGGTTATTTGTATAACACCAAGCCAATGCAGCGTTTTCTGCATATATTTTTTGAGGCAAAGATGGGTCTAAACTACCTGTATTGAAAATTTCATTGGTAGTAACCGCATTTTGAGCCAAATATTCAGAAACTTTAGCTATATTTATTATCTGCTTGGTCGTTAGTGCCATTAGAATAAGAAGTTTTGATTTGCTATTAAATATTGTGCTCTGTTTAAAGCATCTTGTGCAGAAGCTATATCGTTCCCATAATTCACAGCATTCGAGCATTCATCTATAAACGTTCTCAATAATAACTTATTTTGATAATAAGAACTATCTCTAATTGGTATTTGACCTGAAGCTATATATTGAGTTAGATTGTAGTAAAATAATTCACTATTAAGAGTAAAGGCAAATAAAGCATTTACTGTGTATTGAGGAACTGTTGCTACCATCCACTCTACTGTAATACTTAATGCATAATCTTGATTTAATACATTAATATTAATAAAGCTAGGGCCTAACGGCCAATCAACATAATTAGTATTCGTTCCTGTAGGCACTAAGTACGTACCATCGGCCTGTTGTATATAAACCCTTCTTCCTGTAATAGCTACATCTGACCCAGTAGAAGTATCATTTACAACTAGGATACTAGGCTGAGAAAAATTTTGTGCTACTGTGAATGCTGGTGAAAATGACATTGTATTGAAATTTAGGTCAAATTTATGATTTTTTTAACTATTTTTTGTTTTTTTCTTATTTTACATTATTATTTAGCTTCTGCAACTCTAAACCCTGTTGAACCAGAAATAGCTCCACTTAATATACCTTTAAGAACATCATTAAGCTGAGATTCATCTGCTCCATTATCAATTGCAGATTGGTATGTCACCTTAGCAGCTTCGGCAACAGGTAATGGAGCTTTTTGAAATAAATATTCCCAAGCGGTAAGTGTATGTTTACCTTTTTTTGGCTCATCTCCTATATATGGTAATGGATTACCAAAAAAATCAGACCTTGTAACTAAATCTACAGGAATGGAATATCCCGGAGCTAGTTTACCTCTACCATACCCAATAGCTTTTTCACCTAATATATCTATTCTACTTTTCCCATAAAGTTCTTCTTGAGGTTTAATAGCAGCTTTTGTCAATTCTTTTATAAAATTTAAGACTCCAATTTGACCAGAACTAGGGTCTATCATTAAATTACCAAATTTAAATTTAAGCCAATCAGATTTAGAAGGGTCTAATAAATTTACTTTTTTATCAGGGTTCAATACACTTTGCAACCCTGCATTAGCTCCTAATAATATAGTCATAGTTGCTAATTGCTGACCTACTCTGTTTGCCCATACTTTTGCAAAAGCTCTTTCTGCTGCTGTGGATTGACTAGGATTAGTTAATGCTTTTATAGCATAAGTAGTTGCTTGCACAGGATTCCTAGTTAATTTAGCCCATCTTGAAGCTTCCATACCTCCTGCAAATGTTACTTCATTTACCCATTTAGGTACATTTAAATTAGTAGCCCCTGTTGCGTTATTAATTAATCTAGCTATGCTTTTAGCTACTTCTGGGTCAGCCTTATCAGCTTCACTTAATTTATTAAACTCGCTATCAAATAACCCTTGTCTTAATACTTTAATAGCATTAAAACCTTTTTCCCCAGCAGCTCCTGCCTTTGATAAGAATCTAGGCATATATTTTTGAGATGTCTGAAATTCTTCTATATCTTTTGCAGATGTAGCATCAGGATTATTTTTTAACCCTGCTCTTTGAGCTGTAACGTAATTAGGGCTATGTTTAAGTTCATTAATAGCTTTTTGATAATTAGCCTCACTACCATAAGCAAATTTCCATCCATTTAAAAATGCAGGTATAGTTTGTTTCCATGTTGAAGGCTGAAATAATGTCATACCAGCGTGAGTCCCAACAAATATACCACCATGACCAAAAACACTTATACTTCTAAATAAATTTGTAACTTTTCTAACTGATTTAGGTATCCCAGATAAAGCTTGTTCGTCAATCCAATTTTCAGTAGCAACTCTACCCCTATTATAATCATATTCACGTTTCCACATAGCATCTGAAATTCGTTGCGTTTTAGGAGTATTTATAGCTTCATTAACTTGTCTCCATGATAATCCTAAATCACTAGCCACATACCCAATCATATCTCTATAAGAAGCTCCTTTATCTAAATAAGTATCTTTAGCGTATTTCCAAATATCCTTAGATTCATCAATGTTAAATTTATTATCTCTTTTGTCTTTAAATTTATTTTGTAAATCATTTAATCTTTCTTCATTCTGTTTAGCTATTTCATCATCAGTTAAAGGCTTTTCACCTTTAGATTTTAAAATACCTAAATTTTTCTTTAAATCATATATATCATCATTTAATTTATCTATTTTTTGTTGCTGCTCAGGTGTTGGATTTAAATTACTTTCTTTTTTTTGTTTAACTATCCCTCTTTCTAAATCATCTTTTTCTTTTTCAAGCAATCTTATTTTTCTATCTTCAGGAGTTTCTTTAATTGCATCAGTATAATGCTGTGTTAAATCTTTTTCTAATTTATTTTTATCTTTATCTGATAATTTATTATACCATTCTGATTCTTTTATTTTATCCAAAATAATAGCTACTCCATCTGCTATTTGTCCTGTTTTTTCAATAGCCTTAGCACCAAGTTCTACTAAGTCATTCCAAGACGCACCTTGTATTTGAATTGGGATTTGATTACCATTTTCATCTGTAAACGTTAATGGCTTTGTTTTTAATTTTCTAAAAGTATCAGCATATTTTTTAGCTATTTCTGATAATTTCTTTTTAGGCTCATTTTCTACTCCTTCTCCTAAAAATTCTTTATTAGCTGCATCAACTGCATCTTTCTCAGCAACGGTTAATCTAGCTTTTCGTATTTGATTATCTTTAGTTAAAGATTTAGCTTTAGCTTCTTGCTCTTTTGTTAAAGCTTTTCTAGTAATAGCTTTAAATCTATTAGAAACTGCTTGAAAATCATCTGTATCTATATCTCTTTCACCTTGTAATGCAACAAAGCTTCTAGCTGCTTCTGTGCCAAGTAATTTAGTTTTTACAGCATATTCGGCAAGTTTGTTTAATGAATATTTATATTCATCACTATCTATTCCAAATTCAGCAGCTACGGCATCTGATTCTTTTTTTAATTTTTCAAGTTGCGCTCTAGCTATAGATATTCTATCATGTAATGGTGCATTATAATCAGTAACATCATCAGGATTAGCTCCATTTTCTAAAAGAGTCCTTCCTCTGTCTGCATACCATTTTGGAGGGTAATATTGTCCTCTTATTGGTTCTGGTAAATTTAATTTTTTAGCTAAATTTGATAATGAACTATGTGAAACACCTACTAAATTTTTATCACCTTCCTCTACTCCTGTGGGAGCTTCGGTACTTGTGGTTTTTTCATCATTGATAGTTTCCCCTTCCTTTTCTGCTTCTGGCTGCTCACCGACTTCTCCGGCAGGCTCTCCCCTTTGCTCGCCTGATTCCACTCCTCCACGTTCACCCCCTGTTGCTCCAGTTTCTCCTTGTTGGCGTTGAAGTACGCTCTCTGCGCTTGGCTCTTGAATGGCATTTTTTGTTGTTTTTATTGGTTCTTTTAATAAATTTTCTGCTTCTGATATTGGTATTAGTTGGGTTACTTTATTACCATTTTCATCTACCTTACTTACATTAACTAATCCTTTTCCTTTATTTATATTCTCTACAGTTCTTCCATCAGGCAATACAGCACCTTCTTTTAATTCAGATTCAGGTAATTCACCTTCCTCTTTTTTACCTAATTCTAAAAATTTTTTAGTTGTTTCATCAGTCCATTTACCATCTGTCTCCTCTAAGGCCCTTAATGCTCTTGTAACCTTACTATGTGTTATAACGGCTGTTTCCTTTCCTAATTCATTTTTAGTATGGTCATACGCTTTTTCCATTCTATTTGTAAAACTATCAAATTTTTCAACTGTATTATCATTATTATATTCACCTTCAGTCCATCCTTTTTCATCAAATGAGCCTTCGGGTTGACCATCATATCTACCTATATCGGCTGTTCTATAAATAGGATTTGATACGCTTTTAACTCCAGCAACTTCGGCTACTTTTTTACCAGTCTGTATTCCCCTTTCTACATCAGAATGTTCTACTGTAGTTAAATCTGGATTATTTTCTTTTATATAATTACCAATATCTTCAGCCTCTTGAAGTCCTTCAGGTGTTAAATGACTATCATCTTTTACTCCATTTTCTAGACCTTGCGCTGTTTTATTATCTTCCCCATGTTCAAATACTTTAGTTCCTGTAATTTCTATTGGCTGGACTTTACCTGCTCCTGTTGGTATTGGCTCTGCTTTAATTTCTTCTTTTTTGCTTGGTATCGCTTCTGTTATAAAAGTTCCTTTATAAACATCATCCATTTTATCTTTAATATCAGATAATCTTTTTGACATTGCATCCTGCAAATCTTTAGGTAAGTCTTTATTTAAATTACTTTCTAAATCATCTTCTTGCATTTTTAAAAACATCAATTCATTCCTACTTTTATCATCTAATTTATTACCTTTAGCATCAACCATTGGTGTTTTTTCATAAACATCTTTTGCTCTTTGTATATTATCTCTTATTTGAGAAGCTTCTAATGGTTTTATAGTACCATCAGCTTCTTTTTGTTTTAATATACCTAATGCTTCTTCGCTATTCTTACCTGCTAAATATAATTGTTCTTTTACCGCATCTGGAACATTTTTAGAAATTGCACCTATCCCAGTTCCAAATAATGCAAAATTCAATCCTTGTAATATTTGTTGTTTTGCAAATTGATTATAATCAACATCTTTCCCATCAATCTTTTGCTGAATTAATTGTGAAGCCCCTAATATTGGTTGCATTTTAGCAGCACCTAAAGCTCCTTCTTTTGCAGCTTCTGGTAGTTTTGAGAAAAAATCTTTTAATACACTTGGTTTATCTCTTAATGCAGTTAATATCTCATCATCACTTAATTTATTTATAGCAATACCCATTGCGGTTTTAGTACCTGCTGCTGCTTTTATTCTTTCTGGGATATCACCAACTGTATATGCTAAAGCATTAATACCTGTATTTGTAAAAGCTTTTAATCTTGGATTTGCTTCATTCTTAGCTGTAGCATTGGCTAATTCATCTTGATATGATGTAGCTAATACATTCCCAAATGTTGTAAATAATTTTTTACCTAATCCAGCAGTTGCTCCTCCACCTGTAAATGCTTCTGCTGCTATATAAGGGAATAAATCAGCAGCCATTTTACCTACCCCATAAATTAATGTATTAGCTCCTACATTTAATCCTTCATCTGTTTTTTCTTGTGAATATTTATCTTTATTATCTATAAATAATCTAGCAACTTTTGTTTTTCTTTCTTCATCAGTTAATGTATAATCATTTTTAACTTCATCTATTTTATCTTGTAGCTCGTTATCTTTTAAAATTTTAAAATCTGGTAATGTAGTATTTGCTTGAGTAACATAAAGATTAGGCCCATTAACTTGCTCCCCTCCTAATGCATTTAATTGAGCTAATGCTTCCCCTTTTTGACTTCTAAATGGAGATGCTAGTAAATTATATACACCTTGTCCTGTTTTATATGCATTATAAGCGGCTAAATTAGTTAAATAATCAACTCCTGTTTTTCTTTGTCCTAGTTCTTCTTGAGCTAATTTGTCTGCATCTAAATATGATATGTCAGGATATTTTACTGATAATTGTTTCATTTGCTCAGAAACATTATCCATTTTATCTTTATATTGATTTGCTTTTGCCAAATCATCTGGACTTAGACCATTTTGTTCTTTTGATTTTTTTACAAAATCATCATAATGAGATTTATTATTACTATATATTGTATTTAATCCAGTTTCTTCTAACTCTTTAAGCTTAGATTGTCTTGCTACATTAGCATAATAATCATTAGAAACATCTTCGTCTTTAAGATTTATATAATTAGATAATGCAGGTACTTCTTCTGGATGCTGTCTTGAATATAAATCAAATCCTATTGATTGAGCAGGATTAAGTCCGGGTATAGGATTATCTGTTCTTGATTTAACTGCGGCATCATTACCATAAGCTAATGAGTGGTCTTTTACTAAATTTTTTAATGCATTTTGCTGGTCATCACTATTATCTATATATTTATGTATTAGATTTGTTGCATTATCAGTATCGGTTTTCTTTTGTTCATATGTCTTATCCACGCCCCCTGATTGCCCTGCACTTAATGCTGTTTTATCTGCATTTATTTCATCTATTTTTGAAGCCTTTAATTCAGGAGTTAAACTATTATCTTTATTTACATCTTCTATAGCATTATCCATTGCATTTATTAATGGATTCTGCCATTTTATACTAGAAACAGTTTGATTGAATTTTACTTTATTATTTTTATATAAATCGGCTAAATATCCTTCACTACCATATCCAGAATTTGGGAGATTAGGTAAATCTGAAACAGCATCAGTAAAGTCAGTATCATATCCTTGACTTTTTAAATAATCTTTTATTTTTTTAGATTGTGCTACTTTTTCTTCATCTGGCTGAGTAGTTGAAACAACAGGGCCTCCAACAGTAGATGAGCTAGGCATATCTATTGTTTTAACAGCATTACCTAATTCTTTTGATTTTTTAGATAATTCTACTAATCCACCAATTAAATCAGCATCATTTTCTGGAGATGGAGATTGTGATGGTAATCCTGATTGGGAGATATTTGTCGCACCACCTGCTGAACCAAGATTTTGAGGTTGTTGAGGTAACTGCTGAACGTTTGCGCTTGGTTGTTGTTGGTTTTTTTTTTTTAATTGTGTAGCTTCTGGGAAGTATTGATTATAAAAATCAGATTTAGATTTTGTATATAACTTTTCACCATCTGGCCCAACGGTATTAAATAAGTAATCTATATTATCTTTATTAGAATATTTTTGCTTAAAATCATTAAATGTTTTTGTATAAAGGCCTTCTTTAGATAACCCTTTCCATAGATTATATTTCGCATCTGTAGGAGTATTATCAACTTGTTGAGTAGGTTGTGGTTGTTCTTGCAAATTAATATCTTGTGTATCTAAAGCCATTATTAAAATTTTATCAAATTTACTAATTTTTAATCTAAAATACCTATTTTGCTTTTATTTCCTTGTTGTTTTTGTGATGATGGAGGAGCTGCCATATTTGGGTCTAAAAAAGTCTTACCATACATCTTTTTAAATTTAGGAGTTAATGATTCTGCTGGGAATGTTTCTGAATCATTTCTAATAAATTGTCCTTTTGTATTATACTTAGGTATTATTGTTGTAAATTCTTTAGTTTGTGGATTATAATTAACGGACTTAGCTCCTCCGAAAACACTTTTTAATTCATCAGGACTTGGCTTTATTTGAACATTTGTAGTAAATGGTAATTCGCTAGTACCCCCAAATTGAGATATATTTTTTGGTGCTGAACTTATTAATTGCTGTATTCTATTATTTGCAATATCTTCATTTTGCTGGTCTATACTACTTTTCAATTTAGTTTCAGAAGCTCCTTTCGCTTGCTCCCTGATAGGGATTAATGCAGACTCTCTAGCTATTTCTTGTGCAATAGTTTTTGGAGTATTTCTTTGTTTTTCCTCATATTGACCTTGTTGCAAACCGCCTAATGCATGCCCATAAGCTATATCTGATGGTTTTAAACTTAATACTCTTTCTTGATTTAAAGTTCCTTTTTTAGCAATACTTCCATCGGGCAATGTAGTATCTTTATCATATACTAAATCTTTATACCTAGCATCTCCCTTATTAATTAAATTAGAAACGGCTAAATTTTGTTCATCAGCAGTTAAATCTTTTATTTTTTGTTGATATTTAGGAGAATTGCTATAAAAACCTAAAACATTATTATATGCAGAATTTAATGCATTTTGGTCATAATTAGATGTTGTTCTAACTAATTGAGTATTATTATTTTTATCTTCAGAAATAACTTTTTCGCTTTTATTTGGCTTTAATCCTGAAAATGCATATGAATGTAACTTAGCTAAATCATCATTAGTGAATGGCTGTTTAAAACTTAAATCCTCTTCACTAATAGAATTGAAATTAGGATTATTTATCCATTTACCAGTATCATCTTTAATCATTCTTGGTTGATGCAACTGATTCAATGTTTGTAAAGAATTAGTATCTAAATTTTCTTTACCTTTCTTTTGTATTAAACTACCTATTGTTTTATCAGTATTTAAATCTTGTTTACTTTGAGCAATTAATCCAAGCATCCTATTGGCTTGAGACCTATAATTCATTGCTTCAGGAGTATCTCCTTTTCTTATAGCATCTTTATTTTTTAAATAATAATTATTAAAGTCATTTTTCATGTCAAATAAACTCTGAACATCTTTTTCGTGCATACCAGTTGGAGTAATATTATCTCCTAATTGGCTATAGTATTTATCTAATGCATCATTTTTAGCTTCTTCTTTAGCTTTATTTTGCAAATACATATTTACATATGGTGTACTATCTAGTACAACTGCACTACCGTATGGATTAACTGATGTTTGTAGTAAATCTGCCATTTTATATACTTATAATTTTATTCTCTTTATTTTTATTCCCATCCTAGCATTACAGCAGGAGTTCTATTAACGCCTTGTATAGATGGCCCTGTCCCCCTAAAAGGTAATTGCTCAGGTGTATTTTCTGCCTGAACTATATTAGAGCCAATAGGTACTGTAGGAGCAGTAGGAGAACCTTTACCTATTGCCCCAAAAAAGACAGGAGGAGGCGTTTTAGTTTTTTTATCTTTATTATAAGCCATAATAGAACCACTTCCAGCAGCATTAAATATATTTTGTATCCCTGCTTGCTGAGATTGAGCAGCAGATGCGGCTTTCATGGCTTTTAAGTTAAGATTAGTTTGGTATGGATTTAACTGGTTATATTGATATTTCTGATTTTGAACTTGATTAGCGGCTTCAGCAGCTCCACCTAATTGTTGAAAAGCTTGATTTTGTTGTTGTTGACCTGCAACAGCAGCTCTTTGAGAAGCATCTTCTTGTCCTGCTACTAATCCACCTACACCTGCTAATGCATTTCTACTTCCTTGCAAAGCACTTAAGCCAGTTCCTAATCCTCTATCTGCTTGCTTTTGCATTAATCCATACATCGCACTTTGTCCTACAGGAACATTAGCTCTATTTAAAGCTTGTTGATAATAATCCATTACGCCTTGACCTCCTGTATATTGAGGTGCATTTTGAGCAGCTTGCTCAAGTTCACGCTGTTTCCTACCTTTACCGCTAAATAGAGATTGACCAAGACCTATTGCTGCTTGCGCTCCTACTAATCCTGCTGTTAATGGCATAAAATATTATATTAATTTATTTCTAATCTTTTTGACTTGCTACTTTTTCTAAAAAATCTGATTTTGCTTCAGGGTCATTTTGAACTTTCATAAAATCTAATGCTGAGAAAAATTTAGTGTCCCCTCCCGGTAATAATAATTTTCCCATTTTACTTCCGGGTATTAAAAAAACTCTTGACCCTAAAGATTTTGTACCCTGAGTGCTTGCCGTTTTACCTTCATTTAATGATTTTTGATAATCAGATAATAATGTAGGATTTTTACTAGCTATAGTATCTATAACCTGTTGGCTAGGCTTATATATAACTATTCTTTCTCCTTTTGGTATTGTTCTAGCTATATGACTTTTAAAATCAGTCTCAGGTATATTATCATCTGTTGTAAATAATCCTGTCCCGCCTTGCCCTAAATCATAGTTATCATACATTTTTACATTACCATTCTCATCCTTCCCCATAGCCAATCTCATATGATGCGGAACATTTTTTGCATCAATATACTGAATCATATCTCCCGGCTCAACTTTATTTTTAAAATCCTCTTCATCTTTTATTTCAATAGGATTAAAGCCTGCTTTTTTTGCATTTTTGGCAAATGAAGGATTGTATTTATATATATTTTGCCCTTCATTCTCTTTAGCTCCCGGAACTGGAACTGTTTCATCACTTTTACCAAAATCAACGCCAGAATGTCTATAAACATTACATACACCCGCTATACACCCAAGTCCACTTCCCGGCTCTTCTCCGGGAGGCGCAAAATAAATTCCATTTCTAAGCTGCTTTAAAGCAGATTTTGTTAAATAATCTCTAACAGCTTCATTTTTAGATGCACTAGGAACAGGAGGCTGCCCAACAGAAGTTGTAGCATTCATAGCTTTAACAGCATCGTTAGATGGCTGAGGCGCATTTGCGTTACCATTTAGCATGTTTTGTAATACAGTTGTAGCTTGTGCAGGAACTCCCATAATTAATAAACTAATTTTGTTACTAAATTATCTAAATAAATAAATTCATCTATAACTTCCATACCCATTTTAACCAAAAAACCAATCGCCCTTAAATTCTTACTCCACAAATGACATATAAAATTCTTACCTATTTTTTTAGCTATAGATGAGAAAAATTGTCTCAAATATTGCCTATTTCTATATTGTATATTAAGACCAAAGCTTATCAATAATTTATCTTTATAAAAGAAATATCCTATTAATTTACCTTTTTCGTAAAATCCATAATAGTGCATTTCTCCCTCAACTTCTTCATAGCTTTTTTCTTTCCTTAATATATCTTCTACTATGTCATCTAAACTTTCAATAAATACTGTAGGGTCGTAATATTTAAAAATATCCATATCCCCAGCAAATGCCACTCTTATTGCATTCCCTAATTCGTTATGATTTATTTTCTTTACTATCATGAATTTCTAGGGCTATCAATAAATTTAACACTTATTTCACTCAAAAATACTAAATTATTTGCATTATTTGATTGAAAATCTATTACTATATAATTCCCTTTCAAACTATCTCCATTACCTATACCACCTATTGAATTAGTATCTCTTAAAAATACAGCTTCATAGTTACCTTCTAATTGAGCAAAATCAGATTCTACTAAGTTACTTTGTTGGTTTGTAGTACCATAACTATATGAATTGGTAGATATTACAGGACAAGCCCAAATTCCGCTAGCTACCTCTTTTAAAGCTAAAAATGATTTATTTTCAACCAAAGTTTGATTAAATACAGCTTGAATAGAAGCAGCATATTGCGTACCATAAAAGTTGCAATAAGTAGCGTCTTTGCTATGTAAGTACATTTTACCATTCTTCCAAGTATATACGTTTTCTTCTACTGCTAATAAATATTCTGGATGAAAATCATAAAATGAAGTATATGAATTTCTTTTCTCATTGAACGAAAAATTATAATCAGGTACTGTCTGATGAACAGAGCCTTTAATAATAGTTCCTCCTTGAAGTATAACATGGGCCTGCTCTTCAAAATAATCATAAACACCTAGAATCTTAGCTTTACCACCTTGATTACCATCAAATGATTGATTGTAATTACTTAAAAGACTTTTTATGTAATATTGACCTTTATATAATTCACTTATTGGAACAAGCCCATCATCACTAAGTCTCATGTGGTATCCACGAATTGGGTCTACAAAATAATCTTGTATTTTACCACTCACTAATCCTGTATATTGCTCCCCTAGACCATATTCGCCTTTATAGTATTGTATATTGTTTGCAGTAATAATATCACTACTAATAATCAATTGATTTTCTCCTTGATTATTTTGAATATATTTAGTATAAACACCATATTGTCCGCAAGCTCTATTTTGGAAAACTCTTAATATCCTGTCCCTAGCTTTAAATCTTTGAATATCCCCTCTGCTTGTATCTATTTCATCATAATTAACAGGATAAAATCTATTAGTTTGATTTATATTAGTATTTTGCTGATACCCTAAGCTCCATCTAACCAATGTGCCATAAAATGCATCTTTAGCATTTACATCTATTACAAGTGGCCTTGAGTTAGAATTTGTTTCTATATTGTAAGTATCACTATAAGAATAATCATCTACATAAATAGGTATAGTATTTAATGGGGTTATTTCCATTTCGAATCCACCTACATGCAAATCAATAACATTACTATCATTTGTAAATATTAAAGCTGACTTATATCCAGCAGGAATTTTAACAATAGCATCTACATTTATTACATATTGTTGATTAACTACTGTTACTTGTTGAGTGCCTAATATTTGATTAGTAACAACAGTTCCTGTGCTATTGTAGCATTTAATAAAAGCCTTTATTGATGTAGATTGGTCTCCATTGCTATTATAAATACTAAATGTAAATTTAAATCTTACATTATAATCAACAGCAGATGTATTCCAATAATTATATTCCCCATCAATCCATGTAGGCACTCCAGAATAAACAGTTGGGTCTCCTGCAATATCTGCATTTGTATGACCTATTGTATAATTTGTAGTTACAACAGGAGTTGCTGCACTATTTATAGACCAAGTAACATATGAATTACTATATTTAGGATTACCAACACATTGTATTTGTACAGATGGACTTATTGTTACATTTCTTTGTCTATAAAAAATATCTCCATCATTAATTTTAAGTATAGCAGGCTGAGAGCTTGTTTGGCTTTGATTATCTGCTAAATGATAGTATTGATTAGTACTCGAATTATACTCTATATTAAACTTTTCTCCAATTTCGTAATAAATCTGTTGGTCTGCTGAAAATGATAATGCTTTGTTGTAAATAAATATTTCATAGTTTTGATAGTCAGGAGTACCATCAAATTTCATATCAGTACTTATATCTGTTGCAGGAGGATATGCTATTTTCAAGAAAGTACCAGTTTTAGCAATACCATTCATGACTGGATTAACAGATAAGCCTAATATCTCATAATCATATCCTTTATTATACAAAGATGATGAAGGCGCACCTACTGAATTATATCTTTCTATAAATCTAACTCTATCTCCCGGAGAAAATTCATATCCAACAACGCCCTGAGTAGCTTGTATTTGTAAATTATATTCGTATATATTATCTATACCAATATATGCATATTTTTGATTTGGAGTAACAGTAACATCAACATCTGAAAATGCGCTAACACTTACCCAATATAAAGCCTTAATACCGTATGAAAGGTTATTAGACCTTACTATTTGATAATATTTAGCCCATGATGGAGCAAAGTTGTTTATAGTTATTAATCTATCTGTACTTATTTCTTGAGGTGGTATATAAGCTCCTCCAGAAACACTTGTACTTAAATTAAGACCTATATCAGTATTTACTCCATTAGTTTTACCATTCTCATCATAATAAACTATTCCATATTTATATGATGCATTTGCAAATAAACTATATAAAATATCCCATTCTGGATGAACTATACTAGAATTATCATGAATATCAGTAAATCCACATAAAATAACACCTGTATAACTTAAAACTAACTCATTTGCGATAGTAGAAACTACCGTATATCCCTTTGCAACAGCAGCAGCAGATAGACCTGATATTGCACTTGATATAAGCTCATTTGTATTACTATAAGAAAAAGAAAGGTCGGTATATGTAGAAGAACCTGTATCGTACTTTCTAGCATATACATTATAAACGGCATACGCCAATGGAGTATACCCTCCTGTTGTTACGCCATCAATTACTATTTTAATTGTATTGCTATTTGTTACATTTTCTGCAAAGAATAAAAATCCATTAGCACCAAGTCTTAAACTACCTGTGCTTTCTTGAGAAACAGTAGCATTTACAGTAACATTATTATATCCTTCTCTTATACCGCCATATATTAATGTAGACCCATTTAATAACTCTTGAGCATTTGCTGCATTTGGAACATAATCATAAAGTAATATCTGTTCAGCTTTATCTACAACTGTATAAACAGCATCATTGTAAAACTGAAATTTATATATATCATTATCAGGTATAGATAATAAAGTTTTATCAAATGATTGTATTAAAGAATAATCACTCGTAGCACCTGCTGTTGTTTCTCTAAATGCAACTTCTATTTTTCTAACACTAGGATTACCTGTGTCAAAATACATTATTATATTATTATTCAAATATTTTGAATCAGTACCACTACCGAAAGTTCCATCATTATTTGGATAAAGAGGCAACGGAGTCTGACTTCCTGTACTCCATACAGATTTTTCATTATCATCATAAACAAATCTATATATAAATTGGAATAAACCATTTTTTAGATTGTTCCCAAGATAAGTATTATCAAGCCCATAACAACATTGTATTGGGTTTGTTGGAGGAGCTTTTATTACATTTATATAATTTCTTTCTACGATACTATATGGAGTATATAAATATCTATCTATATTTATTTTAGTAGGTCTTCCTAAGATATCTACAAAATATAAAATATCATTTTCATTTATAGTTGGGCTGCCTGCATAAATAATATTAATATTAACTATTATTCTATCTAAATTAAAATTAAGAATATCTCCATCTGTATTTGACCCATTTTGTAATAATGTGTACCAAAATCCACTACTTAAATCATAAACATAAATACCATGATTACCTTCATCATTATAATTAAATGAGAATATTCTTTCTCTTACTTGGTCATAATAAGAACTTATGCAAGTATTATTACCAGAAGATGGCAAATTAGTATTAGGGACTTCAGCATTACCAAAAACATTTTGCGCCCTCATGGCAACTCCATCCCCTCTAAAAGTTATATTTTTAGCATCTGTATGTGAATAGAAATTCACCTCCGCATTAGGAGTATCAGTATCTAAGACACCATTAAATTTTCTTATCTCAGGCATAACTTATTTTATGATTTAACAGCCAATCTAGTGTACATTTGAGCCATTTCAAATGTTTCTTCTAAGTACAATGGTTTATATCTTGACATAGCCAATCTTCTTTCATTGTAATATTCATGTCTCCTATCTCTTTTATCTCCTAAATTACCTTTTCTAGTAGTTGGCATGTTAGCTATATCTTTCCAAGCTAAATAGGCTATTAAAGCTTCTCTAAATTGTAATGGAATATAATACTCTTCTGTTTCTACAGGACTAGCTATATATTCTAAAATAATATAATTATAGAAGAAATTTTCATTTAAAAGTATCAATGAATTTTTTACATCAATATTAAAGTTTCCTACAAATGGAGAACCACTAGGAATACCATAAATATTTCCATAAGCTATACCATCCCAGAAATTAAAGAATACAGGGGATTCTGGTGAATAATAATCAAATAGTGTAGTATCTTGTGTCTGAGAGTCTCTTGTAGGAGTTAAATCAGCATAAGTAGTCATCTTTTGATTAAATATCAATGGAATTACTTCGCCCCTATCATTTAATACGCCTATTTTAGTATAATTAATATAATCAGCAGGAAGCAATACTGTCTGATTTGTAGCATCTACAGGAAGTTTTACCGATTTTACTTGATAAAAAAAGTCAAGACCTAGCTGCTCCATACCCCTAAAGGCAAGCTGCCAAATCTTAAAATATTTATGATTAGACTGTTCTGATTCATCTAAGTAATCATTAACAACCGAATCAATGGTTATATACCCCTGAACATTTTTCATATTATCTATTTTTCAATATAAGCCAATATATCTTGCTGTTGCATCAGCACATATTTCTCTCCTTCATCTTCAATTTCAGTACCAGCTCCTTTTATATGGAAACATAATACATTAATTGGTAAGTTCATTGGTTTTTCTTTACTTCCATTCCCTACAGCTACAATCATTCCTCTATTACTCCTACTTTTAATACTATCAGGTACTATAATACCACCTAATGAAATACTTTCAGTATAATCAGGCTTGATTAAAACTGAATTTTTAATCGGTCTTATCATTGTTTTGTTTTTTTTATACTATATCAACACCATCATTAGCCAATTCTTTAGGCTGAGTTCTCTCCATAACTAACGCCTTAGCTATAAATTCAGTAATAACAGGTATATAATCAGGCGGAACATTTATTTCGCTATTAATATCTGTACTATCGCCTCCACTAATCATTCTTATATTAGCATTATATTCTAATAATGATGTTATACTTTTTAAATATATAGTAGAACCTTCATTCCAATATAAAATCTTTGAAGGTATTGGCCTCATACTATCTACATATCCTACTTGATTTATACTAAGAGGTATGCAATCTAATGATATTTGATTACCATTTGTAATTTTCAAAGAAGCGATACCTTCATTTCTACCAATTCCTACAGGTACTTCTGGTAAGCTAATTTTATATGTAAATTGTTGACTATTTGATATATCTAATCCCCTATATGTAGTATAGAATGAATTATTTACAAATGATATATTCTCAATTTGTACGTTATCGGTATAGTTTTTTCTAGCAGCAAAACCAACAGCTTGAGATAAGTATTGATTAACTAAATTAATAGTAATATTACTATCATCTGCTGGCTCTTCACCATATATTTGTCTTAGTATTTGTTCGCAAAGTTGGTATCTAGTAAGCATTATTGACCTCCTTGTTTAATTTCATTAGCATATAAGTCAATATTTTGAGATTGTAAGTTAACACCAACGAGTCTCAATGCTCTAGCTATAATATCAAGCATAGAAGTATCTAACCATACAGGGTCAGCACTTGTTGATGGATTATATACAGGTCTACCATTCCCATCTAATGTATATCCCCATGTAATTACAGGGGGCATACCTACATAATACAATATAGCACTACCTAATGAAGCAGGATAAAATGTATAACCAAGTTTATCTATCGTATATATAGGATTAGTTAATACAGGGTCTATTTGAGATTTAAGATATGAATATAATTTATTTCTAGGTACATATCTTATTCTATTTATACCATCACTCATCATTAATGTATCAGTATATTGATACCCTGAAGGATATAGAACATATCCTGTACCGTCTATAGTTAATGTAGTTTTAGATATTAATGGCTCTAATTGTTGTCTAGTTACTTCTGTTAAGCCATAACTAACCTTAGAGACAGGCCTGCCATTTTGAAATTGTTGTAAATCTCCTAGAAGATAATTCAAATATGACGTTTGAGCTTGGTTAATGACAATATCAAATTGGTCAGGAGATAAATATCCCTGTTGATTTTTGTTTACAATGTATTGCATTAACTTATAGCAAAAGTCAACTGTCACTTTTATTTATTTTTTGTTACACAAATATAACGAATAAGAACAAAAAAACCCTTATTTTTTTAAGATAAGGGATTTTTTTGGTAAAACTTACAGGTTTTACTTAGATATACGTTCTAATTCATCAAGGAATGATTTACCTTCTGCTGAATTAGTCATTGCAAATTCAAGTAAATATTCAGGAGCTTTTCTTGATAATGGCAATTTGCAAATAAATCCACCATTTGCAAATGTAATATTTCCACTAGCACCACCTAAATCTATTTTAGCATCTAATATACATCTTCTAATTAAATAAGAAATTTCAACCTCTTTGCTATCAATATTAGCCTTGAAACGTTGTGGGTCACGCTTAGCGAATAGCATTAACTCTCTTCTAATAGCATCATCTGCTTTTGGCATACCTAACTCATCATAGAATACAATACCAAAGAATGAAGCAAGCTTTTTAGCCTTATCAATTGGCATTACCTTAGCTTCTGTAGCCATATCAAGTTCAAGCATTTCTCTATCAAGAGCGGCCTTAGCTTGTTTCTGAGGATTGTGTTCAAAGAATTCAAACTTACTACCAGTTCTTCTACTAGGATTATCAATAAAATGCCTACAATTTGTAATAAATTCTATAGCTAAAGTATCCCAACGTGGTACTCTCAGTATTCCTCCTTCGAATTGAAGTGAACGTCTGTTAGTTCTAACATAGTCTTTATCCTGCAATATCTCAGTCAATTCAGATGACCAAATACTATTAGCACCTGATAATAACCAAATACGTTCTTGTCTACCTGTCTTTGGATTAATAACATCATCAATACCATCAATATAAACTCTACCTTTTCTTTTGGTATCTACAAGCTTATAAATGATATTCCCATTTTGAATAGGAACTGATTCTTGACGAGCAATAGAAGCTTGCTCATAATTAAGTTGCTGTTGTTGAATTTCAATGTCTGATTCGCCTGTCATAGACAAATCAACTAATGATTTTTTAGCCATTTTATTTATTTTAAATATTTTTTACTGGGAATATCCCAAACTCCATCTCGGAGTTATTTTAACAAATATACGAAAAATATTGATTTTTTTATTTATTTTCGCAATATGCAACATGTAATTTCAACAGAAGGTATTATAATATTTACTAAATATATTATAAAATATAAACCTAGTTTAGATGATAATAATGTAACCTTTTGGGATACGCTTAATAGTGTTTATATATTTAAAGGAAGTCTTAAAGATTTTTTATTAAATTTCTAACCATGTTCCATATCGCAAAAAGTATCCCATTTTTTAACTACTATAACAGGTAAAGACTCATATCTTATTTCAAAACTATTCTCATCTTCATCAAAATTAACAGTTTGCAATAGCTCTACATTACCTATTTTTTCAGACTTTTCAACCGAGAAATCGCCCATAATACCACAAAACCTATCAAATTTATCGCAATATTCACCTTTTTTTTCTAACCATAACTCAACCATACTCATAAAGTCTTTTTTAGAGACTTGTAAAACAACATCTTGATTAGTCTTTAAATTCTTCTCAATTATAAATACGCTTCTTATATTGTTCGATGCACCTATAATTTCTGAAGTAAACGGTATTATCGAATACATATCCAATCTATTTGTAACAAATATAACTTATTTGTCTTGATAAAAAAAGACATGTCCGCTACGAATCGCCTTACCGTTATTATATTGTGCAGCTCTATTAATAGTTGTTTTTGGTATTCCTAATTCATCTGATGCCTCTTTAGCTGATGGATATAATTTCTCTAATCCATCTGGAGATATGCTACGAATCGCCCTTTTAACGGTCTTAGTTTTTATTTCTTTAACTTCCATTCTTAATGGATACTCATCACTTAATTTATATCTTACTAAATATCTTCCATCAATCCAACTACCATATAGTACACTATCCTTAACGGTACCAAGTTTTACTCCTAATTTATTAGCGCAATTAGTAAGTGAGTCATACTCGCCAATAAGAACCCCATCACTTCCATAAACAATGCAAGCTCTTATAACTGCTAATCTTCCTTTTTCTACGCCCCATTCGGGTATATTTATATTTTTATCTTTATTTCTAATCTTAGCTTTTTCACTCATTATATCTTTTGATTCATCGCTATGCTTATGCCCATAAAAAGGATTTCCGTCTGATGTATATCTTTCACTTTGTTGCTTTCTTTGTTCAGTTTTATGCATCCAAGAACATCTTTGACCATCTCCTCCTCTTGTCATATTCATGCCTAAATCATTGTCCTGATAGTAAGTATTCAATTCCTTAATCCAATAAATCTCTCTATCGTTTAATAAATCATCTTCAACTTCTTCTATTACTTCTAAAAAATGATTATCCCATCCATGCTTTCTAATACTATTAATAAGAACATAATTCTTATCTTTTTTAATAGAAGCTTTGTGAGAATTTACTCTTTTTCTAAGATTATATGTTTTACCAACATAAATTTTTCCCGAAGGACTTGTTAATTTGTATATAACTCCCATAATTAATAATTTTTACAAAGATAAATGATTAATTACAACTTTACAAATATTATTTAATAAAAAAGGGGCAAGCCGTAGCTTACCCCCTAATAACTAACTGAAAATCAATCTAAAACTATGCAGATTGTACTTGGATGAACTGATTAGCAGCTGCAACCCTTATACCCCTGTATGTTATCATTTCAACGTGGTCACGCATTGTTCCATCGGTAGGGTTCTTAGAACCACCACCCCATTGCCATACTCTGATTCCGTTACCTACAGTTCCACCCATTGGAGGTTGTTGGTACATAACAGTGATGTTTTTGTAAACCTTAGTAGCATCTTTTGCATCACGTGCAGTACCCATTGGGCAGATGATACCAAAATCTCTAAACGCATCATTTGTTGGAGTCTTACCAGTATAAGTTTCGGTGTTGAATTGTTTGTACTTCTTAACATCGAACTTGTAACCATCAATTTGGATTGATTGTACACCGTAGTTGATACGAGCTTCTTCTGAATTTTCGTTCTTACCCCAAACCCATGCACCAGCAGGGAATTCTTTGAAGATACCGTCAGAGAAGTTTTGTCTTTGATAAACGTCTTGTAACCAAAGGTTATCTTTAGCACAACCGTTTACGTCCATGATACGAGTGATTTCATGCAATTTAGCAATATCAAGTACACCCGGAGTATAACCTACAGTTTCTCCTCTAGCAGTAACCTGAGAGATGAAACCTTGAGTACCTAATGAACCATTGATATTTGTATTGTTCTGAACATCACCACGCATTAATTTTTGCTCAATGTTATTCAAGAAACGTTGGTTAGATTTAACTAAGCCTTTGTAAGTGAAATAACTTGTTCCAGCTTGGTTACCACCTGCCATTTCTGAACCAGAAACTCCACTATTGTAGAATACTTCTGTCATTTCAGCTAAGTCAGTTGCTGCCCAGCTTTCACGCATTTGAGTAACGTTATTGTTATACTTAACGTCTAAGTGGATTAAAGGATTGATTTGGCTAGAAGCTTCACCAACGTCTGTATTACCACCGAAGATTAAGATTTCACCAGCAGCCAAGTTAACACTACCAGCAGATACGAAAGCTTGAGTAGTTTGTTTTGGAGCAACAGTAAAAGTGAAAGCACCCGGAGTAGTTGTATCCAAAGTAAGGATAACACCTTCAATGTTAGAAGATGCGATACGTACAGTTTCACCAACACGTAAAGGAGTTTCGGTGCTTGTATAGTAATCAGCAGAAGAAATAGATAAAGTAACAGTTGCACCAGCAGCAGGAGAGCTAACTTGGTTCAAGTTGGTTACAGCAACCATTAACTTACCACGAGATTCAAACCAAAAGAAGTTTTGGTTTTTTACTTCTTCCATTCCACCATATGTAGCAAGCCACATAAAGAATTCTTCAGAACCATATTTTTCTACGTATTTATCGTAGTACTGAGGAGTCAATAACTGTAAGTCAGAAATCAACTGTTGATTTACACCACCTGCGAGACTAATCGCACCGGGCTGCAAAATATTCGATGTAGGTATCCCTGCCATTTTGAATAAATTTTGTTTGGGTTAATAATAATTTTAACTAGAGAAAAACAAAGAAGCCATTTTATCCATTTCTGATTTAGAATTTTCAGGAGTAAATGTACTTTGGTTTTCGGGTTTAATTTTAATATTACTCGTTGATTTAATCAAGTGTTCTTGCATTTTAGCAGCCGTTTCATTAGCAATTTTTTGAAAAGCTTTTTCTGAGTTTTCTAACAAATAAATGTCCTTCATTATTTGCTGAATGTCAGGCTTATCATTTCTAATCCAACGAGATGTAAAATATGCTTCTTGGTCAAAGTTACTCAACGCATTTTTAAGGGCTACTTTTTCATCATCAGATGGTGTAAATGATACTGGGAATTCTGCTTCAGAATTTTTTGCAGTAACATTAAAACCATTGAAGTTTTTATAATCTCCCTCTAATGTCTGTAAGTAAGAGTTTCTAAGATTTTCCGCTATCGCCAATTCTTCTTTTGAAGGCGAATTATCTTGTACTTGTCTATTTATATCAGGTAATACTAAACTTGGTCTATACTTATCAATTTCGGGTTTAGCTAGTTTAGCTTCAATCATTAATTCTTTTTCAGCTAATGACTTTTGCTTCTCCCAAATTGCTAATTTTCTATCATAATCTTCATCTGTATCATCTAAGCTTTGCTCTGGCTTTTCAGGAATAGAAAATTGCTTATTAAACTTATATTCAATTTCATCTTGACTTAAATCAGGATATTTCTTTTGAAGATTAAATTTAATAATATCAGATGCTATATCAGTATTATCTACATTTGAATTTGCAAGAGATTCTATTTTCTTTTTCTCTGCAAGATAATTGTAGACTTCATCTTCCTTACCATCTTTCAATAATTTAAAGAACTTTTCGCTTTCTTCATTCTCAAAGCTTAAATCTTGACTTTTTTGGTTTTTTAGCCTATTAAATTCATCAATAGCTACTTCTTCATTATCAAAACCAAATTTTTCCTTTAGGTATTGGTTGTAGTCAACAACTGGAGCTTCCTGTTTTGCAGGCTCTTCTTGCTGTTTTTGTTCAACTTCTACTTTAGGCTGTTCTTGTGGTTGTTGTCTTTCATTTTCCCATGAATCTTCTGAAAATGGGTTGTAATTTGACGCTTGCACTTCTTGTGCAGGTTGTTCATCTCGAACAACATTTTCTTGTAATTCTTCTGACATATTTCTATTTTTATGTTAACGTTAGCATGTAGGCTACATGAGCAAACAATCCGCTTAAATCTTGAGCCATATTTTCAATATCACAATATTCTTTTTCTTCAGCCCATTCATACATCTCATGTGAAAAATCTAGCCCATCTTTTATTAACTGATTAACGGCTTCTTTGCTATATATTGGCAGCTCATCCAATTTAGCTTTACCTATTCTCTTACCATTTTGGTATCCCATTAATTTCTCTAAAATATTATCTTTTACATCATGCACTCCTTGATATATTTTATGAAGAGCTTTATGTTCTTCAAAATTTCTAGTATCTAAATGCAAAGAATGTGCAACATTTTGCAATGAAAATAGCTTAGATTTAATTACTTCAGGTGTTATTTGTGCCATTATTAACTGATTTTTGATAATTGTAATAATACTTTTGTTGCAGCAGCAGAAGTGCCGCCATATTGTAAATATCTACCTACTACATTTGTTCTATATAAACCAGCAGCAGCTACAGCAGTTACTAAAGTTCCATCAGCTAATTTTGTAGCAGATACAGTTTGATAATTTGTAGAAGTTGCATCATATCCGTATGAATATGGTGCACTTGGAGTTCCACTATCATTTGTAGCTGAAATATTTATAGTTCCTGTAGGTCCTACAAACTGAACTACAACATAGTCGTAATTACTAACATCAATTTTAAAACCATTATTGGCATTAAAACTTTGGGTTAAATCGAGGTATTGGGCTAACATCTTTTGTTATTTTAATTTTTATGATTGTGGTTGATTAGATTCGGCTTCACTTGGTTGCTCTTGAGCTTCTTGTTCTTGACCTTCACCTTGCTCTTGTTGTTGCGGCTCTTGAGCTTCTTGACCTTGTTGTTCCTGTCCTTGCTCTTGTCCTTGTTGTTGTTGAGCTGCCATTTGCTGTTCTTGTTGCATTTGCTGAGCCATTGCTTGCTCTGCTTGATGGTTCTCAATAACCAAAGGTACTTCAATATTCTTAATTATTTCATTTGCAAGTACTTTAAGCTCATTTGGCATTGGTATATTAGCCTTAGCTAAATCAATCATCCCTTGCATTATTATTTGTCTTTCCTTAGCTTGGTTTTTCTTATTCTCTAATGCATCATCTGATTGAGCCTTTTGTTGTGCTGAAGCTTGTTGAATCTGAGCATTTTCTTGACTATTCTTAGAAGCAATATCCTGCTGAGACTTAATCATTTTCTTCATAGCCTGTCTATAGTATAACTCAGCAAGTTTTACATTTTCTTTAGCTATTCTAATAAGTTTAAATTGGTCTATATATAAAGCAAAATTTGGATTAGAAGCAATAGCCGTATTAATCATTTGATTTAAAACTGCTATTTCTTGACCTGTAGGTAACATCATAGACCTAGTTGAGAAATTCCTTCCCTTAACCTCATCTTCTTTTAAAATATGCCTATACACGCCAGATTGGTATGTAACGCTTTTATTTAACAACGCAGCAACTTTTGTTGCAGTATCTTCCATGCAATGTAGATATGCATCATACATATAATCAGTTGCATTATCACTTTCTGACATAGAAGCTTGAACATTACCTTCTGTAACTCTTGGCTGAGAAGCTCTTTGAATTAAGTTAGGGTCATCTCCAAGTTCATCTTTCAATACCTGATAATGGAATTGATATAATTGAATCAAAGCTTGCATTTGAGATACAAAGCCCGAATTTTGTAATTCTGTAATAGGAACTGGTATATTATTACCTTCGGCATCCTTACCACGATAATATAAATTACCTGTCTGTTCCCATATTTTTTGAACTTCTAATGGCTTAGTTGAATCTGCAAGACCTAAATCTAATTCTTGTAATGAATCAACATTTACAGCAGCTCCGGCAGGTTTCATCTTAGCAACTAATTGCTGAATCTTTAATCTAGCCAAAATCATTTGCTCAACAGGTTCTTCAACTTTTTCAGGGACAGCCAAGTTACGCATATCATAGTTCTGATACATGTACATTGAGTATGAAAACTCTGCATCTCCTAATTCTTTAGGGTCTTGAGGGCGAATCATATTAGTTTTCAATCCCCATTTTAATACTGTTGAAGTATTAATAACATAAATACCTTCGTATATATTCCACTTCTTATCTTCTAAAAACTCTTGATTTTCATCAAGTTTGTTAGGCATGCCTTTAGTTAAAATTGTACTTTTATTTTTCTTAGTTACAGTTTTAACGTAAGGTTTTTTATCTACACTTCTTATTTCAAATCTAATACAATCAACGTTCCATTCATCATAAGGTCTTACAAACATGAAATTCCAGTCATGTAACCATGTAAGTTTATCTAAATATTGATATTCTTTTGCTATTTGAGCTATTTCAAATATAGCTTCTTCTGTAAGTGGGCCGCCAAATTGTTTACTATAATTAGCTCTTAATTCGCTAATCTTCATACTAAATACATGTCCTCTCCATGTAGTATCTCTAAAATCAGGATACTCAGAGTAAGAATAAACAACGTTTTCTGGTTTAATCCAATCAACGTGAACTTCTCCTGTTTCATCCATATATGTATAAGTACAAACTAATCCAACCTCTGCACTATCATGTAAAGCTTTAGCTTTATTTACATCGTACCATCCGTTAGCTTGTAATATATTATTTACCCCTATCTCGTATTTTATTTCTTCAGGAAGTCTATTAAACTCTGCAACCCAAGCATCAAGGTCATCCTTATCTTCTGCAACAAATTGGTCTTTACCAATCATTGGAACTCCTGACTCTTCTTCTAGCTTCTTTAATACTTCTTTATTATCAAAAACAAATTCAGCTTGCTCTGCTGCATCACTTTTTTCACTAGCGGATATTGGGTCAATAGCTGTTACAGCTATTTTTTCATATCTACGCATCCAACTACCTACTAATCTTGCTATAGTTGTAGCAACAATTGCAGGAGCTTTCCAGCTAATATTAGTATAGTTTATTTTACCATTGAACTCAAGTCTATCTTGAAACATTCTTTGGATGTCTACCTTACCATTAGCTACTAGCCTATTTTTCCTAAATCTTTGATTTCTTAAATAAAAGTAAGAATTAGTACCTCTTACGATACCATTAATATATTGCGCTATCTGCTTTCCGTACTCCCAATCTGTTTTAGATTTGGAATCTTCAGTAAGCAAAAAAGACTTCAGATTAGACTCTGTAGCTACAGGACTGCTATTAAATAGTTGATTTGACAAACTAAAATATATTTTTCGTAGGTCAAATATAGTTCATTTTTCAAATAAAAATGATTTTTTCTTAAAATAGTGTTAATTTTTACTATTAATTTAAGCTTCCTCCAACTGATTGATAGTCTTTTTGATAAACTTTAATAATTGGTTCTGATATTCTATTTGGAGAATTTAATGGTTCTAATGCACAACATAGTGTAATCATAGCAGCAACAACTAAATCCGATTTAGTTCTATTTTCTGCTTCAAATAATAACATTTGTTCTAATAATACATCAAAATATACTGTCTGACAATAGCTATTTTTATCTTCATAATCATCAACATAAGCTATTAAAGTATCTAATTGTCTTGTCATTGCAAAAGGAGTAATAGGGAATCCATAATATCTTTCCTCTGAACTTCTTTTTTCTATAGGAATACAACTTAATGGATATTTGCCTAAATAACCCAGCCTTCCTCTATCTTTAAAATATTCAAAATAACTATCGGCAGTTTTTTCAATCCATATTTTGCATCCATAATATTCAGAAGCCAACATCATCTGTTCATGGAAAAGCTCCTTAGTTCTTGGTCTACCAAAATACATAGCAATTAATTGCATTGTTTTTCTATTCATTACAAAAGCCCCAGCCATAGAACCGTATTTGCGTCCTCCTTGAGAAGCACTAAATCCATCAGCTCCAATTACATAATCTGAGATATTTGCAGGCCTTCTTAATTTATCTCTTATTTGAAATTTATTCTCTTTACCTTTCTCTGGGAATGAAAGTATTTTCCAAACACCCGATTCTTCTTCTCTCCATCCAACTGTTTGGTCTAATTTTCTATAAAAAGTAACTGTTCTAAATACTGGAGGATTTTCTTCTATATGCTTTAATTGCTTCTTTATATTTATAGAATTAAAATGGCATCCAGAAATAGCAGACATAAACATTTCATCTTCATCACATGGATTCATACGTATCTCTTCTTCTAATTCATCTCCATCCATTCCATCACGTCTCTTTACAGCTATATAACTTCTAGCACCCATTAATATATCTTCCTCAGATAATTCAGATATTAAATCATTCGTTTCTTCATCTCTTTTAACCCATTTTGATACTAAATATCTATATTGTTCATCTGTTGGAGTGTCTATTACACTCATTCCATACTCATCAATAAAACCTTCGTATCCATCATATGCAGGAGTAAAATATCTAACAAGCCTATTTGTTGTAGGTTTCTTTTTAAAATGGTCGGCAGCCTTCCAAATCTTTTGAAACTCAGCTCCACTACCTTTTGTTAAACTATTTACAGTAGATGGCATCTCTACAAAACCAACTCTCTTAACCCCTTTAACTAATGTTTTAGATACGATTGAAAGTAATTGAGATGCAGGCACTTCTTTGGGTAATTTACCAAACTCATCTAATAATATACGACTCATTCTACCTCTATCGTAAGCATTTAATACAGGAGCTTTGTAATTAATCCTAGACCTATGTCCGGAATCTTCACTCATTGCAGCAGCTTCTCCTTCTTTTATATTTTGAGACTTATGGGCGAATACTAATTCAGTTACAGCATCTTCTTTATTAGTTTGCTTTGGTTTTAAAAATACAGGTAATTGCCTATACCCAAATGAAATCATATCCGTAAAAGTATCCCTACCATCATCTTTTGTCTTAGAAATCAAACCGCAGTTTGAATTTTTAAAGAATATAGCTTCGTAAACAAGATTAGAACAAGCTTGAGATGAAGCCCCTTCACGTCTTTTTTTACCTCTAATAACACCCAAAACCCATAAAATAGACTCCCAATAATTTAAATACAAATAATATCTTCTATCTGTATCACGATATGATGGATATATGTCATCCTCAAGCTTCCACCATTGTAAATAAAAATAATTTTTACCTGTTATATAAGTAGGTACTTCATTATTTAAAAACCAATATCCTTGCTTACATCTTTTAACTTCTTCTGATGCATAAGCTTCTTGAGCATCTGTAAGTAATAAATCTCCATTTTTATCATATACAACCTTATCAAAGAATTTAGGTAACTCTTTTCTTTGCCACTTTTGTTGTTCCTTAGGGCAACCATAGCCATCTATTTTTTCAATAGGCGGTTGTTCTGGTAGCTTAATATTGGTATTATATATATTTATTGTTTCTTGCATTAATCTCTTTTATCTGCTATTGTATCTACGAAAGGCTTCTTGGTTGTATCTTTTTTCTCATCTCCTGTTATACCTGCAATTACTCCCAAAGCGGATGCTGATGCAGAAATAGTCTCACATTTTTGCAATAATAATATTATTCTATCAAATGCTTTACTATTCTTATCATCCATGTCTATATTCTCTAAATTTTGCTTATTTAAAGTATTAGCCATCTCAGACATTTTTCTTTGAAGACTATAATATAATTTAGCATCTCCATTTTCATATTTTTGTTTTTCACCTAATAAAAAAGCATTTGAGGCTTCTAAGTCTTTTATTTTGTTTTGTAATTCTATAATATCTTCCATATTAATTTATTTTAATTGCATCTTCTGGAGTTAATCCAATTAATAATTCTCCTTTTTCAACTAACTTAGTTGTAATATTATCTATACAAATAACTTCTTCTCGTTCGTTATATTCTTTTTCAAAATGCCTTAGCCTTATAATCCTTTGTTCTCTATCATCATCTCCCTGATATATTATTTCATAATCACTAGCCTTTAATACATCGCATACTTTACCTTTTAATTCACCACTTGTAATGTACAATTTATTTTTTATAACAATAGGCGGAACTCCTACCATTGATGCTGAATATGGTTTAAATATTCTAAGCGCAGTAGCATATCCATGACATGGAGTATAGCCTTCCGAGCTATCCTTTCTATATAAAAAGCAATCTGACTCTGGTATTGAAAACAATTTTATATCTGAATCAGATATTAATATGCCTGCATTTTCATTATCAAATATCCTATTTACTTCATGAGTAGAGTTATGGTGTATCAATACTTCATATCCACTTGGTATATTTTCTGATGATACTATAATAGCATTTACTGACTGAGTCTCTCTTCTATTAAGATTTTCAACCCCTCTTTCTAGTCTTATTTTAGTTCCATCATTGAAAGTATGGCTATTTTTCCTTTCAAGGTCTACTTTTATTACTGTTCTTCCTTTTACGTGTTTCATTGTTTTTTATTTTACATTCCGGGTGTTTCTCTAACTAATTTTTGTAAATCAGGATTTTTTTTGATTATATTTTCCCTTATATCTATAACTCTTTTACCATATACAGGATTTTTATTCATATTTAATGGCTTACTACCTACATTCATTCCATAATAAGTATTAGTATTATCTTCACTCTTAGGACTTATTACACCATATCCATTCCAAGATTGTATTAAATCTGGTTCATTTGTTTTACCTAAATTATTTTTAGCATGATTAATTTTATCTTTAAGCATATCCATAAACATAGCTATATGGTCTCCATCATTCTTTATAAACTTCTCATGGTAGTTATCATCATAATTTTGACTTATTTGAAATGGATTATCCGGCCTACTATCAGAAGAAGAACCATATCCTGATTCCTGATGCGCCATAGCTAATGCAGTATTGGGGTCTATGCCTTTTATCTTGGCTTGACGTATAATTTCTTTAAGTAATCCAGTATCTGCGGTATAATTTAATTTATTCTTATCTGTAATTTTATTACCACTTGCAGCATCAACAGTCCTATTATCTGCTATTTTTATTACATCTGGTAAAGGATTAGAAGTATAAATCTTTAAGGGTAAAGTACTTAACTGATTGGCCTCAACTGCTCTTTGTGGTTGTGGCTGAGGTTTTAAAAATCCTAGTGGCATATTAAATATTTTTGTGCAAGTTAACTAATTTTTCAAAATAATACTCTAAAGCGTTCTGATGATAGAAACCATAATTATGATTCCCTACAAATGGAGTGCAATTTGGTGCTGACCCAAATAATTCTAAAATACTAGGCAAATTCATTGCTCTATTTAAATTCCAACAAAAACTTTGATTTCCTAAAAAGAATTTACTTTCCTGCATTATTTGAGCTAATTCTAAAAAATTATCAACTTGAAGATATGGTAAATCTAAATCCCATTTATCGCAAAATTCTGCATGTTCATTTGGAGTTCCTGTAAATAAAATATCATTTTCATATTTCTTTAAAAAGTAATAATGAATAAATTGATTTCTATATCTACTTGTAAAATTTACTAATATTTTTCCCTTGCATCTTTCAGGTATCGTTCCACGTGGAACTTCTATCCATGCTCTTGAAATATCATAAGCTAAATCAGGGAAAGCCAAAGCATACCAAGATTGCAAAGAACCAAATGGCATATTTACATCTATCTTTCCTCTTATATCGTTAAAATCTACAATTATTTCTTGCCCAGTAAACTCTTCTAGTTTCGATATATATGGTTGACATTCAATCAATGGCTTTATTAAATCAAACATATTTTTATTACACATAACTTGTTTCCCATTTTCTTGAGTGGGATGAGTGTAATTTTGATGATATATGCCATCAACATTTAATTGCTGCATATATACAATTTGATTTCCGGTTAATTCCCAAAACCCTTTTAATCCTGCAAGAGATGCAATAAGGTCTCCTATGTTACACGAGTGTCTTACTGTAATTGGTTTCATTTTAAACTTTTTACTTTTTTATATAATCTTACATGCCTATTTATAGGATGAAGCTTTTCAAATCCTTTGAAATACATTAATACATCTAATCCAACATGAGAAAATATAGTTGAGTGACCTATACTTGGCTCTATATATGTAAAATCTTCTAATGAAATATTTTCCTCCTTAGCAACATCTGTAAAAGAGGTTTCAATATAAAGTATTCCATCTTTATGCAATACACTACTTATTAAATCTATTTCATCAAACGGATGGCTCAAATGTTCTATTACCTCAACCATTGTTACTGCATGAAATATTGGTTGATTTGGGATATACTGAAAATCTGAATTATATTTATCATAACCAAAACAAGTAAACCCAGATTTATTAAAATCCTCTACTAACATACCATGACCACAACCAAAGTCAAGAATATTAATGCCATTTTTATTGCCCCCAAATATATTAGATATTCTATTAATCCTTTCTTGATTCTGTTGTTCATTTCTTTCTATTTCCATACCTCCACCAACCATATCTTCATTATTTAAAGGGCCACTAAATAATGTCTTACATCCCTTACATTCATAATATTGAACATCTTTTTTCTTTAATCTAGGCATTGACTTGTTAGTGCAGATTGGGCAGTTCATTGCATTTTGTTTTTTATATTTGACCAAAAATATGTAATTTAGCTATTCATTCATTCATTCATTCATAAATTATTTAAAAATGGCACAGATTTTCGCAGTTAATGTTTATGCAATTAACTACAATGCACCTTTGAAAACTCCTCAGTTTCAAGGATTTAACCCAACAAATGTTAAGTTCCGTCCAGCATCATCAGGAACAGTATCTGCTTCAGGACAAATTCTTTACGGTATCGTAGAAGAATTACCTAGAGGTCTTAATGTAGACAGCGTTCAGTTTGCTGTTGTTGAAACAGTTTCTCAATTAGTTGCATTAGCTAATGCTTAATTTTAAAAAGGAAATTAAGTTAGCCCCCTTTCGGGGGCTTTTTTATTTAATTTAATTCAAAACATTTTTAGGCTTTGATACTAACCTATACTGTACAAAGTTTGAAACATTACCATTCCTATCTTTTTTTGATATAGGTATTGATTGAATGTCATATCCTCTTTTTCTCATTGAGAATATATGAGCTGACAACCTTGTAACGCCATAAGCCTTAATAGCATCCCAAGATGTAATTGTTTTTTTAGAGAATAAATGATTCTCTACTTGTTGTTGTTTTGTCATTGTTTTTAATTTAAAATTTTAATAATTTCATTTTGTTCCATGCTTTTAATTTGGTCTAATGTTAAATCTAATTTTAAACCAATTTTAACTGGTATATGATAAGTTTTAGTAACCTTACCTTCCCATCTTTCTCCATTATCTAAATAAATATATCTACCTCTTTGTTCTTTTAATTTAACTCCTTTGCTATCTTTTGATATGATTATTTCTAATTCAGCTACCAAATTTCCTTCTTTGAAGTGTATTTTATCGGGGAACTCAGTCATTATATTTAATTTAGAATGGTAAATCGGTAGCAATATCTTCACTATTTACTTGAGTAATATTACTTGATTCAGACTTGGATAACAATTGAATGTTACTTACTCTAACCTTTAATTGAGGAACTGTTTTGCCTTCTTTATTTGTATATAAAGTAACTTCAGGCGTTCCTTCAATAAATATTTGAGTTCCTTTCTTCAAATACTGCGATATACCTGTTTTTTCTACCCAATAGGCGCAACTCATCCACAAAGTATCAGTAACATCAACTCCTTGAGAGTTTTTATACCTATTACTGTAACACAGCGTAAAGTTTACAACATTCTTACCAAATGCATTGTTAACTACTGCATCATTACCTAAATTTCCAATTACTTGGATTCTACATAGTCCCATAATTATTGTTTTTTATTGTTTAAAATGGAAAATTATCTTGTTCTGCTTTGTTATCAGGTATTAAACCATTTGTTTCTCTGAACATTATCTTATTAGCTTTATCTATATCACAAAAAACATTATCAGATGAATCACAATACCTTTTAGTACTCCAGTTAAGTTGTATTTCAAAATGTCCCAACTTTCCTCCTGTTCTTTTTCTTTTTATTTTCTGAATATAAATTGTAACATGTGGGTCATTTTTATTTATATGGAAGTTGGGTCTATAATATGAAACAATATTATCACATTTATTACCCCACATAGCACCTCCTGCAATATCATACATATCAACTACTGGCAAAGACTTATCATCTTTATATGAAGGGTTTTTTGGGTGAGTAATTATACTATAAGATACTCCATTTAATAATGCAAATCTCTTTACATCTTTTAATACTAAACTAAGATATTGGTCATCCCTCTCGTAAGGTTTTTGAGTCTTATCTAATTGATTAAATGGGTCAATCAAAACTCCATCAACTCCTTTCTTTAAAATTAAATATCTAAACTTCTTATGTATAGATTCTAGGTCATGTTCATCATCAGGATATACATAATAAATATGTTCATTTATAAAATGACAAGCCATTACGTATTCATCTTCGGTCATATCTCCTAACCATTTACCAGCATACATTTCAACTAAGTCATCATAGAAATCATTAGCAGGAAAATTCTCAGGAGAAAACACAGCCCACTTCCATCCATCATAAATACTCTTAGTAAGCATTAGTTGCAACCAAAAAAATGTCTTACCATGATTACCATATCCAACAACTAAATTAACATCTCCCTTCTTCCATCTAAAATAATCATCCATCTCACCAAATCTTGTTGTAGGTGAAAGCTCAACTCCTTTCTTAAAGCTATCAAGCATAGAAGGAAATACATCTTCAAGATAATATATACCATCAATTGGTATAGAATTTGAATTTAAAATAACTTCCTGAACCTTCTCTTTACCAAATGCTAATAAAACTTCGTTAAGGTCTTTACATGGTCTTTTAATTCCATTTCCGCCATCAATAACTTTATCATTTGGATATGCAACAAATCTACATTTTTCAACACCTAATCTTCTAATTAATTCTTCCCTAAGATTAGACCCAGCTTCGTCTCCATCAGTTGCAATAACAAACTCTTCTATTTCTGAAATCCATTCTGAACAATTATCTAAATAATCTAACTTCTGAGAGCCTTTACTAGCTCCATTTGGCACAGATAATATTCCCCATCTTCCTAATTCATGTTCAATGACTTCTCCATTTTTATCTGGCATTGGAGGATAATCATTTGAAAATCCACTTTCATAAACTGCTAATGCATCCCATTCTCCTTCAGTTATTATCGCACAATTCTTTCCATTTAAAGTTTGCATACCAAAGAAAACTAATTCAGCATCTTTAATTAACCTAAAATTTTTAGCACCGTCTCTGTACTTCGCATTAACAATTTCTCCATTACGAATATAAGGAAAAACAATGCACCTTTCTTTCTTTTGAGTTGAAGGCATCCACTCCTCTTTTCCATGAATTAAAAACTTATCTAAAGTTCTTTTTGAAATACCTCTCTTAGCAGAATAATCAACAATTCTTTCGCTTAATTGAATTCCGCTTAACATACTTTGAGGAGGCTTTTGATATTTCTTAGCTTCTTTTCTTTCAAAGCTTCTTACGTTACCATGCCAGCCACAATGATGACAGTTATAAGCTCCTTCTGTAATATTCACAGATAGGCATGGGTCTTTTTTGTTTCTTCTACTGTCAGAGCATTTAGGGCATTGTGTTTTTTCAGTACCAGCTCTTTTTCTTAAAATAATTCCTAAGTTAGATAATTTGTCGTAGTACATTGCATTTTTTGTTTTAGCATTTTAAATACTCAAATTTCGATTGTTTTATTAAAGTGATACAATGTATCCAAAATTATATTATCTTCGAAATTTGATACACTTCTGTTCGAAATAGAGCTATTTTTAGTAAACAGAGCCTTCCATAATATCTTTTGGGGTCAATCTACCCTTTTCAAACAAAGCTTGTTGGTCTTTCCCAAGTTTCTGAGTTGTGCCATCCTTGAAAACAACTTCCTTCCCATTTTCCGAAAAAGAAAAACCAATTTTTCTTTCTTCTTCTTTCTTTTCTTCTTTCTTTTCTTTTCCTTTCTTTTCCTTTCCTTTTATAGTATTAGCATCGTAATACGAATGTAATTCGTTCGTATTACCTTTGTTCCATCTTGAGTTGATTGATTCTCTTGCTTTATTGCTTTTATTCTCCCTGATTCTCAATCTGTTAAGAGCAGAATTACTCCAAAATTTATCGTTATCAACTTCAAAAAGTCCAAAGTCATTTACTACGTTTCGTATAATTTCTTCATTCGTTTGTAATTCGAACGCTATACGTTCGTATTCCGAATGTTGTAGATAACCTACTTCTTCGTATAACATTTCTACAATGCACCAGTAAATTCCAACACCTTCCATTCCATGTTTCATTCTTAATCTCAGCAATTTTTTATCAGACCTAGAATGATAATCATGGGAGAACCAAAATGTATTCTTTGCCATTGTTATTATATTTTTTATAAACTAAAACTTGTACCAAGAACTTTATTTATTACTTTTAATTTATCATCAGACATTAAAATAATTTTTTGTCTTAAAATTGAATAAAGAGTTGGATATGGTATCTTTGTTTTTCTATTTAACCAAGCAAGATTTCTTTCTTGACTTTGAAGCTCTTGTAGTATTAAATCTCTCGTGTCTTTTTTATCCATTATTATAATTTTTAATTATTTAAAATATTTATTATTTTAAAAATTTCAAAAGCAACTTGTGGTACTATTGCATTTCCATAGGCTTTTATTGATTCGTTTCTCCATTTAGAAAAGGTGATTCCGTCCAATTTGTTGGGAAGCCCATCATTTCCCCCACAAATCGGGGGTTCAACTGGGAAGTTTTTGAAGTTGTTAATTCCATCTCTGCTATTTGGTCTGTTAAATTTCCCTTGCCTCTCTTGTCCGATGTGTTCCCTCTGCTTGCTTGTGCTGTTGGTGTACATAGCATCCCAACTAATGAATTCCTTTTCGCTTGACTCGGTGGTAAAGTTGAATTTTTCCCATCCTGTGCCATCGGTGTCGGGAACATGTTTATCATTACTCTCCCTAAATTTAAACTGTGAGAATCTTTTTTGTTTTTTGTTAATCTTCTCCCATTTTCGTTCATTTCGCATTGACTCGTCGGTTCTTGTGTCGTTGGAGTGGGCAATAAACCAAATTCTTTCTCTTCTGTGCGGAGCGTTGACGCTTGCAGCAGGAATAATAAACGGTTGGACTTCATAACCTTGCCCTTCCAAGTCAGAACACACCTCATCGAATACCAATCCCCCCCCCCAACTAACAAGTCCACGAACGTTTTCCCCAATAATCCATTCGGGTTGTACTTCTTTAATAACTCTAAGCATTTCAGGAAAGAGATGTCTTTCGTCGGCTTTCCCTTTTCTAAGCCCTGCTGTTGAGTATGGCTGGCACGGGAATCCTCCTGTAAGAATGTCAATACTTCCTCTGTGAATAGAGAAGTCTGTTTTAGTAATGTCATTATAACTAATTGAATTTGGAAAATGATGTTTTAAAACTTTTTGTCCAAATGGATTCCATTCACAATGAAATATATTTTCCCATCCCATCCATTCAGCAGCTAAATCAAAACCACCTATACCACTAAATAAACTTCCATGTCTCATTTGTTTTGTATTAATTTTTCACAAAGTAAAATATAAAAAACTAATCTACAAAATTTATTTTTATAAAAATTTATTTTATTTTTTAAAATAGTTAATATACTTTTGTTAGATGAAAGAAGAACATAGACAAAACATCTTTCTAATAATGAAGTTACTTAACCTTGAAATGAAAATAGAAAAAGATGGTGTAGTAACTAATTGGAGATGGGATTATAAAAACAATAAACCAATAAAAATTAAATAACAATGAATGTAACTTCAAAACACAAAGTAGAAACTTTATCAATTGGCAGCGAGTTTAATGACATGGAATTATTAGTTGGATATGATGTAGTAACCGTACATAATCCAATTAGAATTGAAGAAGGTCATGGTAGACATTTATTTAATGAAGATGAAGAAAGTATTGAATTAACTTCTGTTGAAGTTGTAATTAATGGGAATGGTATTGATATACTTTCTAAATTAGATTTAAAACAAAAAAGAACAATAATTGACGAACTTGAAAACTATTAACAATGGGATTAAAAGAAATACAAGAACTAAAAGAAAATGCAAAGATACCTAAACAAAAAAAGCAATATACCATACCAAAGATTTCCGATAAAAAGAAAAAACAATTAGACAAAGAAAAGTTAGAAGTATTAGAAGCGGAAGCTAAGATAGGTAAAAGCGCAGAGCTTGATAGATGGTTTCAAGATAGAAGAAAAGAAATGACTGGTATATGTAAAAATTGCGGAGGTAAAACATGCAGAGATGATAATATGTATTATAAATTTTCAATAGCGCATATACTTCCAAAAGCTTATTTTAAAAGCATAAAGACAAATGAAAACAATTGGATTGAGCTTTGTTTTTGGGGAAACAATTGTCATGCAGGAATGGATAATAAAATGATTGACTTAATGGATATGAATTGCTTTGATGAGATAATAACTAAGACTTCAAAAATGTATCCTCATATTGCTCAAGAAGAAAGAAGAAGAATTCCTAAAGTTTTAATTGATTATATAGAAACAGAATTATAAAATTTTAAACAATGATAGTATTTCAATTATTATTACTAGCATATTTTATTGGCATAATTATATCATTTCTTTTAATTAAAGTTGTAAATTTTTTTACTAAAAAAGAAGATGAAATAATACCATTAGAATTTTCGTTTTTTAGTTGGTATGTAGTTTACTCAATATTAATAGAAATAAAATGAAAGAACAACAAGTTGTATCAGGAATAAAAAAGATTGCAATAGCTTCTGTTATTATGGAGTATGGTCTTTTACAATTAGTAGATAATACAAAAAATGATTTAAAGCAAAGAGCAAAAACAGCTATAGCTTCATCAAAAAGAATACAAGACTATTTTAAATTTAATCCAAATGTAAATGGTAAGTTTAAAAACATATTTGAAAAAGAATTTTTAAAATCAGAGATACTTCTTATAGCAGAATTATTTGAATTATTATCTGGGTTTGATGAAGAAGGATTAGAAGTAATTATTGATGCAATTAAAAAAAGTACAAACAATGAACTATAAGAAAACAAGTGGAGTAATAGATTTTTACAAAGATGACGTATTTGAATATTCAGCAAAGTATAGTAGTATCTTACAGAGAAAAAAACTTATTGATGAATTCTTTTCTAAAGTTAAAAATATAATAAATAGATGTACATTCTTTTATATTATAAGGCCGGATGAAAAGTTTGTAAGTATAAAAACAAGAGATTTATTAGATTACCCAGACCTCCCAACTGAAAGCCCTAAGAGAGTTAAATCAGAATATTCAAATAAAAGATTGTACGAAGAACTTATTTAGTGCCATCCTGAAGTGGAATTGAATTATCATTATCTATTTTTCTATAGCCTTCTTTCCAAAGAAGCTTAGTTAATGCAATGCTAATTCGTTCCACTTCTTCTTCTTCCTCTGCCGGTAATATTATATGTGTTGCTTCATGTAAAAGTATTTCTAATAGCTTCTTACCACGAATCCTTGAATCTATTTCAATACTATTATAACCACAATGGGCTATGCCATAAATTTTATTAAGTTTCTTATATGTTACTTTAATGTTTTTCATTTTGAAAGTCTTTAAAGAAATCAGAAGCTTCATCTATGCTATTTATAGCGGCCTTTGCATATAAAGCAGCGTCTAATAATTCTTCATATTGATGGACTAACCAATCTCTTAATGTTAAATCAGACCTATCCATTGTTGTGTTATACTTATTTATACCACGTTCTTCTCTTGATTTTAAATCTTTAATTACATTCTGTAGTAATTTGCTTGTCATTATCTTGGTGTTGATGATAAAATATTTCTTCTTTCTTTAACCGTTAGATTTGATTTTCTTCTTCTTCCTACTGCTTTACAATTATTACATCTTAAAGATTCATATGAGCTAACAGTAGTCATATATGATTTACCTGTTTCTGTAAGGTCATTAGAGCCGCAAGAAGGGCATCTTTCATGTTCGTCTAATATAAATAGACCCATGTTAGGGTGAGGTTTAATATAAGGCCTTAATTTAAGATAATTTTCTTCTAGGCTAGTAACATCTCCTACATTATATTCTTCCATCTTTTTTAAAGACTCTACATCTCCCTTATAACATTTATCCCATAGTTCAAAACCACCTGTATCTACTTTTCTTGGAGTTCCTAAAGACATATTTATATACTCTTGCTTATTTGAAATAAAAGCCAACTGTCTTTTAACTGCTTTTAAAGTATCTATTGATTGGTAAGGTAGCGCAGGAGGCATACCATGTAATAAAAATCTAGTATTTAATCTAGGCAAATCAAACTTATCTCCATTATGAGTAATAACTATATCTGCTTGGTTTAAAAGTTCCCATATACCTTGCATTATTCTTTTATCATTCCTTTCCAATGCTTCTTTAGAAGTTAATCTACCAGAATAAACTTTATCTTCAAATAACCATTTAGCGGCCCATGTAAAACAAAACCAATCGTTTATTATTTGATGTATCCCTACGTTCTGCTGCCATATATTCCAAACAAAAACCATTAGAGGGGCAGTTTCTATATCCAAAATAAGAACTTTTGCGGAAGTATTTATGATTTCAGGCTTTGTATTTGTTGTATCGTAGTTCAATGGCTTAGGTTGCGTAGCTAAAACTCTATTTTTTTTACCATGATGCCCTCTTATATCTCTAACAACTGTTCTTACTGACTCTATATCTTTAAATAAGTTTGGGTTTTCATTAAAAATCTTTTTTGAAAGAGTGTAGTCTTTCATTTCTTTAAATTGAGAACAATAATTCTCAACTATAGATTTTTTTGTAACTGGTTGCATTATTTATTTTTAAGTATAACAAAAATAATATAAAAAAACCCATCAGAATCACGCTGATGGGCAAAATTCACTTACTGGAAGCTACTAACCTTTAAAATCAATATAAAATTAGTCTTTTTTATCATAAAAATCACTATTTTTTAATAAATTTTAGATATTTATAACTATATATGATATAAGACCCCATATGATAAACGCTATTATGCACATTACAATTGCGCCTATTTTAGAATCAAAATCAAAATTTTCCATCATTTAAAGTTTAAAACGCTTATATAAAATGATTTATTGTGTTTCATTATAGATGCACCAGATAATTTAGGTTCTGCATTCATTAAAGCATTCCTATGCCCATAATTAGGATTATTATTATCAATAAGCAAGTCCATAACTATATCTATAGGGTCAAAGCTATTGTAAGATATTACTTCCCAACAGTTACATTTAGCATTTATTGACTCCTGAGTTTTTCTTTCATGCCCATAATAGTCTGCTGATTCTTTTGCATGAGCATATGCACTTATATAAACTAAAGAATCAGGATAAAAAATATCAACAGGCTTTACGGTTTGCATGAATTTTAAAAGACTAACATAATAAGGATTACTTCTATTCATTTTTTCGTATCTCTTTGGGTAGTCCCACTTTAATACTATTGTCTTATAAAATAAACTAGGATATTTTCTCAAGCAATTAACAACCCATATATAATCTTTTTCTCTTTGATTCATGTACTTACAATTCTTAGCTGTATTACACTCTTCATATACATTACTATCCCATCTTGAGTCATATAGCGATAATGGATTTTGACTAAAAGAACTAAAGCAAATAGTTAATAGGATACAAGTTAAAGTTACTTTCATTATTTTTGTTTTGGTAGTTCGTAATTATTTTTAAGCCATTGAAAGAATGTTAAACTTCTAGGAGTAGGTATAGCCATATATATTTCTAGTATATCTTCCCAAGTATATTTAGGTTTAATTTTATTTATTTTAGCATAGTATTTAACCTCCTTTGCAAAAAACTTCTTAGATAGTTCATATTCAACTTCTTCATTATTCCTATCTATATCAAATGAAATTAATTCTATATCATCAGGGTGAATTGGGAGTTCTTCGTTATTATCTTTAACAATCCACCCATCATCAGTTATTTTTAAAATGCCTTTCATTGTTAATCTGTTTTAATTGCTTTGTCTCCTAGCCTACTATTCTGAACTTTTAAATTCATAATAGAATCGCCAAGTTTTTCTATAATCTGTTTTTCATGTTCTAAATATTTTTTTGCTATTTTAATTACTACAGATTTATCGTAAGGGAACATTCTTTCATTTGCTTTCACTTCTGTTATCAAATCTTCTATAGGAAACCTCATATGTTTATTTATTTTTTAACCGACTATGACTTCTTGTTTTTACTTGCAAATTGCTTTGCTTTCTCTACTGAATTAAATCCCCAAGCTTTCAATGCTAAAGCTTTTCTTGTAGGCTCTCCATTTGGTTTTTTCATTGGACCTTTCATAAATCCAAATCTTGCTGCAAAAGAAACCCTACGAGGATTTGTACCTGATTCTACTGGAGGTTTTAAATGACCACCAGTTTCTTTATTATAAGACTCTCTTCCTTTAGCATTAAGACCGCCTTCTGGATTTTTACCTTCTTTTCTTTGCCAAGCTCCTGACATAATTTATTATTTAGATAACAAATTTAATAATATTTTCTTATTTAACTTTATACTATTTGTGTTAAATTACAATACATTGGAAAGTATAAATTTATATTTTACCTTAAATTAGATATTATAATATAAGATAGTACGCTAATTAATATTGCCAATAATGAATAAAGTACTATTAATTCTTGAATAGTATTTTTAGGCTTATGATGCATTATTTTAATAATTTTAAGCTGTAGGGGAAGGACTTGAACCTTCAAGGATAATATAATCCGTCTCCGAGACTGGGAGATGTGTCTGCCAATTCCACCACCCTACAGTCTAGTATTACATACCTTTTTTCTTAGGCATAGCTACTTTTTTCAAAGCTGGGTTAGCTTTTTTAGCTGCTGGACTAGCTTTTCTTGTTGCAGATGCTAATATTGCACCAGCTTTAACTTTACTGATACCTTCTTTCTTTGCAATTTTTGCTTGAACTGTTTTGAACGACATATGGGTTTGTTTTAAAAATGAGAAGCGACAATAGGATTCGAACCTATACAGACAGTACCAAAAACTGTAGTGCTACCGTTACACAATATCGCTTAGTTTAAATATCTTTCAAGCTCATCATTATCCATTGGGATGCAATTAAGCTTTAATAAACATACATTAATCCTGCTAAGTAATTCATAATCACTTAAAGTATCTGTATTTGGGGGAGATAATTTTGCTTCTTTACTTAATCTTACAAGAAGCTTTTCGTATTCTTCTCTTTTATGATTATCCATTATTCTTAAATTTATTCCATGCTTCTTTTATTTCTAAATCAGCAGTTGACTTCTCAGTCATGTAAATTTTTTTATTAAAGAAATCAGAAGGACAGTTTTTAATTGGATACTTAGTGTATTTTTCAATGTTTAAAAACGAATCTTGGCCGAAATCATATTTACTTTTATCAAATGTACTAATATTTTTAACTTCTTCCTCGTTTTTATCTATTTTTTGCATTCCTTTAACAGCTCTGTTATAATATACTCGACACTTATTAGAGCAATATCTTGATTTTGTACTTGTATAAAGAAAAGAAACATTACAGTATAAGCATTTCTTTTCTCTTGTTGGTACTCCGATTGTAGTGCTTACCCTTATATTTTCCTTAGAAACAAGACTTACGTTTGATAGCTCTAAATCTTTACAATATAAATCAACCCAATATTTTTCTCTTTTACTTACATTGAAAATAGATTGCTTATTGTTTATATCAACTTCTATTTCTTCTAATATTTCATATTTAGGCAGTAACCACTCTTTACATATAGAAGTTATAATAACATCTTTTGATGTTTTATTTTTTATACTTTCAAAAATATGACCAACTAATCTTGAATATGGGTCTTTTGTCTGACCGATATAAAACATTTTATTATTTAATGGATTGATTAAACAATAAATAAACATCTTGGGTGAGTATTTTTCCATAAAGCAAATATAGTGTGTTACGCAATACAAAAAAATATATTACGTAACCTTATTAATTCTGTATCGTAACCTTATTAATTCTGTATCGTAACCTTATTAATTCAAGTAACGTAACCTTATTAATTTAAAAAAGAAACACCCTTCCCCCTATTTAAAACCTTGTTAAACAACCCCCATCCCCAATACCCCAACAACAAAAAACAAAACAGAATATATCCCCAACTAATAAGCCCAAACAGATAACTAACATAAAGTACTAGCAACTTAATTAAATAGGCTAGAATAGGCTAGAATTGCGCAATAGACATATATATAATAGGATGGCTAACCGTTCCACCATCCAGCCCTTAACCGGCAAACCAATTGCCCACCGGAGGCCACACGGTTAGGGATAACGGCAACCCGAACGCCTACCAACTCGCCTGTCTGGGGCGGTCTCCTAAGACATTACGGGTGTAATTTTTCCGCACGAGCTAAATAGGATAGGGATGAATTGGTGATTGATTTAAATTATTTGGCGATTAGTAGGTTGAAATAATGGTTATCTTTGCTTATAGTTCATGTGTTTTCATTGTTTCCTCTGGCGTTTCTACGTCGGAGGTTTCTCATTTTAACAAGTGATTAACTATTACTTTGGTATATTTTTACGAAATTTGTATCAAACAAGACAACAATGAATCTAAATCTTAAAGAAACTCAAGAAAAAAATAGAAAGTACAAGTACATCAACAACATTATAGACAATTCAAGGACTATAAAACAGCTTTTAGTAGCTAAGTCATTGATTGATATTTTTGATGGCGAGTACAATGACTGGTACAGTAAAGAAAATTTACTATCTAATTACTACGAAAAAAAGCAAAGACTTAACTTTAATGGAGATAGACCTGTAAAAATGGTTTCCATGATGAGATATTTAATTAATAGACTATTTAAAAAACAATAATGACTATACAAGAATGGCTTAATAAAGAACCTTTGGCTGAGGAAATATCATTTAACGATGATGGTAGCCAGTATTTACCTATTGCAATAGTAGAAGAAAAGCTTTCAAGGCTTACAGATGGTTTGTGGAGTACTACTTCATTTACATATAAAATACAAGAGTTTGGTGAATCTTTAATTATACTAGCATCAATAGAATTAACTGTAACATACAATAGCATAACTAGAACTCTTATTGGTTGCACAACATTCTCAGATAAAACTTATGGCATAAATCAAGATTGGCTCGCAACTGCTAAATCAGAATGTATTAAAAATGCATCAAAGGCTTTAGGATTACAATTTGGTTCAGGACTTAATAATAGACTTGATAAAAAAGTTATCCAACAGAAAACTTCAGATGACATAAAGACTGATAGAATAGTTAAACTTATAAATAATTGCAAATCAATAGAAGAGCTTGCAACATATAAAGAAAGCGCACCTATGAAAGAATACATGGCCAAACTTAAAGAATTAACTAACAAATAAAAACAAACACATGGACTTTTCAAAAATCAGAATTAGAGCATCTGCTATTGGTAATTTAATGACAGAGCCAAAATTAAAAGCAGATAAAGAAGCCGGTAACTTATCAAAGACAGCAGAAAGCTATTTACTTAAAGTATATGCCCAAGAAAAGTACGGAAGAAGAAAAGACATTATTACAAAGCAAATAGAGAAAGGATTAACTGCTGAAGAAGATTCTTTAACACTTATAAGCATGTTTGATAGAAAACTTTATCTTAAAAACGAAGAACATGCCTCTACTGAATTCTTTTCAGGTTGCGCAGACATAGTAGATGATGCTATTATTGATGTTAAATCTTCATGGGATATGGATACATTCTTGCCTAAATTAATGTCAGACCTTGATGATATATACTTTTATCAAATGCAAGCCTATATGGAGCTTTATAATAAGCAGGAAGCTAAAGTATGTTTTTGTCTTGTAAATACTCCTGAATCTATACTGCAAAAAGAACGTCAAAAGCTTTTATATAGTATGAATGTAGCTACAGAAGAATCTCCTGAATACAAACAAGCTGTATCTAAACTAGAACTTAACCATATTTTTGATGATATACCATTAGAAGAAAAAGTAATAATTAAACATGTTACTAGAGACGAAGATGTTATAAATAAAATGAGGAGTAAAGTAATTAAAGCTAGAGAGTTTTTAAGTAACTTTGAACAATTACACACAAAAAATACAAAATAACACATTATGCCACACGATAACACTTCCAATATTAGAATCAGTTCAACACTTCTTGATGGTGCAAGAGTAATATCTAAAAAGAATGGACAAACGATTTCTGGTTATATTAATCGTATCTTAGCTAAACAAATAGAAAAAGATTTAGCTAAATACTTTAAATATGACAACAAAAACAATATTAAAGATAACTCCACAAACGCATGTTAGAGCTACTCAAGGTGACAGAATATTCTTTAGAATACCAAGAGAAAAACTTAGACCTCCCGGACTAGCTAGATTAAAAAGATTAGAGAAGTATAATCAATACAAAGTAGATTTATCCGCAATAGCGAAGAAACAAAGATTCAGTCTGCCCGAACAAGGCGGACATGTTGTTTTTTATATACCTGTTCCTAAAACATGGAAGAAGTATAAAAAGGAACATATGCATCTTAAATTGCACCAATCAAAGCCAGATATTGATAATCTTGCAAAAGCTATGTTTGACAGCTTATTTGCTGAAGATAAATGTATTGCTGATATTAGATTAACAAAGAAATGGGTTAATGCTGAAGATGGTTGGATTGAGATTGATATTGAATTGCCTAAGATAAGAAGCTCTGACAATTTGATATGATTTCCAAAGGTTGTATGCCGTAGTTTGTGAGTATTATATACTTGAATTATTTTGTTTGCTTTGGCTAATTAATTAGCCAAAGCAAACAAAATAATTCAAGTATATAATACTCACAAACTACGGCATAC